GTTAATACTTACTCTGCTGCCTCGCTTGCCATATTAGCGGCGATAGCGGAATTGACCTCCTTAATCAATGCTGATACCTCACTGAGCTTGCTCTGCGGAACACCGCTGATGTTGTAGGTCAGCTCGCTGCCGTTGTAGCTTGCGTTCGCATTGCCGAGATAATTACCATTTGGGTCACCATAGATACTCATATTGATGCTCTCGATGTAGCCACCCGTCTTGTCAACATTGTAGGTGATTTCTACTCGATAGCCGCCCTTGGTATAAGTGGCGGTTGTCTGTTCACTCTTCTTGTTAATCTTTAAATTCTCCATTTTCTTAACTAATTTAATAAATTAATATTCTTGTTATCTAATCTCTTCTTGTTGCAGTCTTCCTTATCTCCACTCAATCGCAGAACCTCTGATTCAAGGAAGACCACCCGAGCCTTCAACCTGCTGACCTCATCGCCCACCTGCTCGATAGCACCGAATGCCGTTGCAATCAGCTTCGGAGACCAGTAGTTAATCTTGTAGTAGCCCTTCTCGTCAGTCTCCACGATGTCCTTTAACTGAGGGTTGCACAAGACGTGTTGGGCAATCCAACCGATAGACCTTGTGTTGTCCTTCTTCCAAGCGAAGCCATAAGTGCCACCCATCGCCTTGATGATACCCAAGTAGTCCAGCTTCCGCAAATCCTGCTTCAAGCGGATGTCAGAAGATTGATAAGCTGTAACTCCACCTTTAGCAAGAATGCTATTAGGGAAGTAAGTATTCATATAAGCATCATAATCATATATATGACCAGTAGTACTAATTGTATATCTGTCATTATTAAGAGCATATTTAGTTAAAGCTAAAGCTCTAATTTTAGCAACAATACCATTACGTAAAGCAGTATGAGCATTGAGATGACTAAATACTAATCTTACATAACGATAATTATCATTACCAACATTTACATTATTAGGACCAACACAAATGTCACATTTGTGTGACCATCCTTTCATTATTTTAGAAACATATTCTTTATAACCACCAGTACTACTTCCAAAATATACTTGGCATTTTATATCAACTCCATTATTTACATCAACACTTATCCAACTAAGTTCTTGATATATTTCATCAGGAATCTTAACAGTAACCCTAAGTTGATTTTTCTTTATTTGAGCAAGTTTATCAGCCTCAGTATCACCAAGCAAATTATTAGACCCTAAATAATAATTAAATCCTCTAGCATTATCGTTTATAAGATTAAATCTATTTTCTGGATTACCAAAATATGTATTCCAAGTAGCACCATTATCCATTGAATATTCTACTTGTATATTATCTTGAGGAATACCATTAAACATATTAGTAACATTAGCTGCAATACTACCATCCCAATTATTTACATTAGTACCAAAAGCATTTACATCAGTCGTGGTAGGCATTATACCTTTAGCTGTTAATAAATTATTAATATGAGTAGAACCATTAATAGTAGCAGTATTAATAATAGTTATATCTTTAAAAAGAGCATAACCACCTTGCATTATGTTCCAATTATTACTATCTACTTGACTACACATGTCTTGAACTTTCACAAAACCAGAATTATTACCATTACCTAAATATAAATCACCACCACTACCTCCAATTCTAGCTGCGGCATCAGGAGTTATAGTTGTAATACCTGGAAATTTAAGTGTACCATTACTTCTTTTATTAGAATAATAATTAAATACAGTTCCATCGGCTATACCTAAATATATAGCATTAGCAACAGTATCATATTTAAGACCAGCCCAATCACTATACTCCCAGTTGGTTGCTCCAAAACGAATAGCAGCACCAGTATTAAATACTACTTGGTCTTTTATAGCTGATATACGAGCATTAGTATTTACATTATTATTTAATATTATAGCTCCGTTTTCAGAATCACTATTATTTATATATATTGTTCCATCAACATTCCCAGTTCCATCAAAACTTTGACCCCAAATAGTTCTAGGAGTTCTGAGTTTAGTTGCAGAAGCTACATTATCATGTAAATAAGCAAGATAACCAACCTGAGTTGCAGTAGTAGTATTTATACCATGCATTATTCTAATTCTTCCACTAGTACCTATATCAAATCTAGTTCTCCAAGTAGAAAAACCTTGTATATTAATTATATCACCATAGGATTCATGAAAATTATTATGTCCCTCATTAGTATGAATCCAACCATAAACTCCAACTCCATCCTTAGTTACAGATGCATCTTCATACTTACCTCTATATCTAAGAAATGAACTTTCATGATAACCATCAACCTTGTCAGCATTTCCAGCACTTGTAGCATAAGCACAACTTCCACTAGAAGTAATATAACCAGTATCATTAGTAAGTTGACTTACTTTTGTAGGTATTTCACTCTTCTTAGCATAATCTGCTAAACTTTGATGACTAGTAAGATACGTTCCTAAATCTACAGCAGTTCCACCAGTAGCTGCAATAGTTTTAGTAACACCGTTAATCTTAACACTATGTGTATGACTAGTTGCCGACTTACCACTAAGAAGTGAATCTACACTACTCTTGGTGTAATAATTACTTAAACTCTGATGCGATGTGAGATATGTAGCACCCTTCGTCAAGGTCAAGGTATGCCCACTAACAGATGCGGCTGTCACGGCATTGCCCGAGCCTGTTACGCTAACGGCGTTCACACCGTCCGTGATACCATATCCACTGAGACTTGTAGGCTTTCCGCTGATGTTGCCCCAAGCAAGCTCCTCGGCGAAGGCAAGTCTCTTCCAAACCGTCCAGCCTGCCTTATTATCTCGCTTGCTACGATAATACAACTTGCCTACGTTGGTGTCCGTTCCGTCCGTCTTGGTTTGGCTTCCCGACCATTCCATACCAAGCTGACCACCGCCGCTATTTCCGCTGACAACCTCCAAGATGTTTCCGTATATAGTCGGACCACCGCTGTTGTAGTAAGGGCGCACGCTCAGACGGCTGTTTGTGTATTGTGTAGCCGTGATAGTTTGATTCGCCCCCACGGTAATGAAGTCGTGCGTATGCCCATTGAGCGAGAATGTAGAGCCTTTGGTGAAGGTTATCTTTGTTCCACTCTTCGACACGCTAGTTACGGCATTGCCTGAGCCTGTGGTTTCAATGCTTGTTGCACTACCACCTTCCAAGCTAGAGATACGAGAATCAAGAGCCTTGATGGAGTAGGCAGAGGCAATCTCACTCAGCGATTCTGATGTAAGCTTCAAGGCATTTGAATAACTCTTCACACTGCCGTTCAAGCCGCCACCACTGGATGATGATGTCCCAACACCATAGGCAGAAACACCACCACTAGTATAGAGGTTTGCCACCTCGTTAGTCGTAGTGTTCGTAATCTTCAACGCCTTATTGGTTGCATCATACTCCATCTTTATGTTGCCGATGGAGATGTACTTTCCGTCAGGCACGATGATACTTCCGTTAATATCGGCAGTACCGTTAAACGAGTTACCCCAAAGCTTGCGAGTATTCGTGAGCTGGAGAGCCTTTTTCGCAGAACCGCTTGTAAAGTAGCCCTGCAAGGTGGTGATACTCGTCTTGTTGGTGGATATGCCCGAAGCGTTCACCCCTTCTGCCTTTTTCGCTCTTGTTACCTCGTCAGATATAGACTTATTGATTCCATCAACGATACCACTTAAAGTGTCTGTCTGCGCAATATTGGCGAGGAAGCTCACCACCTCGTTCCACTTATTGATAACGCCGTCCGCAGTCTCCTCGTCAGTAGTTATAAGGGCGTACCAGTCATAGGCACTATCCCAACAAGTTACCTTCGTTGATGTAATGCCGTCCAGTACAGACTTATTGCTATGAGTATGCTTTGCCGATACCGCACCATCCCAAGCCGTCTGCTTTGCCGTTGTCGGTATAGAATAACCCGAAGCAAGACTAATAGCAAACGTACCGCTTGTTGTGATAGTCTTAGTTGCGCACGTCAAACCAGTAGGAAGGGTAAGAGCTACAGATGTAACAGTACCCTTATTGGTAGTATAGCCCTTTGCATCAATCTCCGCTTTGGTATAATAGCTTGCGAGAGACTGATGAGCAGTCAGATACCCTTTATCATTGGTAAGCTGGCTTACCTTCGTGATACGGTCAGTGATTTCTGTCCACTTATGGGTATGCGCACTAGGTGTGAATGTTGATGGCTTACCCGTGATGTTATTCCAAGAAAGGCTCAGACCGCCAAGCTCTGATGCTATATTGTCAATTCGGCTGCTGAGAGCCTTTATAGCATAGGCATTCGGAATGCTAGTCAAGTCTGCATCCGTATAGCTTCCTTCTAAGATTCTCGCATAGCTGATTACGCTTGCAATCAAGCCGCCACCACCCGTGGTAGATGCTCCTGCTCCGTATGCCGTGATACCACCTGTGGCATAGAGATTACCATCAATCTTGATAGCCTTGTTTGTGGAATCATACGTGAGCTTAATGCCATGGAAGGAGATTGTGCCCTCGAATGTAGCATCGCCCGATACACCAAGTTTAGAGAATGGTGCGTTTGGCTTCAAAGACACAAGGTCAGCAACGCTCGTTCCTGCACTTCCTTCCTTCCAAGTCGGCTCGAAGAAGGTGAGGTATGCGCCAAGATTCTTTTCGCTGATGATAAACGATGTAGGGTCTGCGTGAACCTTACCGCTCACATCCCACCAGATAGCACCATTGGCAAGATAACCCGAGCCATCGAAGCGGATGAGGGAGGTTGCAGGGGTAAGATTTCCGCTATTATAGTCCTTATCCACCATCTGACCGCCCCACCATGTTGCGATACTCTTCTTTCCTCTATTCGGGTCTATTGCTCCGTTGATACCGCTCTGAACGTTTCCGTCTCCGTCTCTCAGCGCAAGGAGCGTTGTCATTACAAGACCACCGTCAACATATGTAGTCTGACCGAGCGCATCCTTGAGATACTTGTAACCTGCGAGGTCTGTGATATTCTGCTTCAAGTCACCATATATCTTGCTAGTGATATAGGCGTTAGCCAAACCAAGTTTGTCATAGAATGCGCTGTATGCGGACTGAAAGTTGGTGAACTTCGTTCCCACGGCAGAGACGATAGCAGCCTTGCCGTTAGTATCAGCCTTATTGTAATTTGTAGATATATCTGAGAGATACGTAACGAGTTCCGTCTTGGCAGTAGAGAGAGTAGTGAAAGCAGTATTAAGGTCGGTGAGTTCTTTTGTACTCTTTAACACCTCTGCTCCCTTCACTTCATTGTACGACTTCTCGGCAGCTGCGAAAGCATCTTCAAGTCGCTTGGAATCCTGCGCCATTGCAGCAATCTCAGAAGGCTCTAGGTAGCCATCTTTGACGTAGCTGTCGAACGTCTTTTTGTTTTCGGTAACAGTCGTTCCGAGGGCGTTCAAGTTGCTCTGTGTCGTCTTAATCTCTTCTTGCGCCTTCTCAGCAGCTTTCTTGGCTTCCTCTGCCTTCGTGTCATCGGTATACTTGCTAGCCAATTTCCAATCGGCAATATCGAACTTTTCGCCTTCTGCCTTGGCGGTGGAACACTTCAAGATTTCGTTCTTGTAAGTGCTACCATCGTTCGGATAGGTTGCGTTCACCCACATATCGTTCACATCGTATGGTGGAACTGGCTGAGAGCCGAAGATACGTCTCTTTGATTTTGCATCTTTGAGTGCTTGGCTTGAATCTTTGAGTGCCTTGGTCAGCTCCGTATCTGTGATGATAATCCACTTATAGGTAGAGCCATCCTTGGCAAAGCGGTATGCCTTGCCCGTCTTGTTGTCGTAGTAAAGGTCGCCAAGATGGGTTTCTTTATCCTTATCGGTCTTCCAACTGATGGCTGGAGCATTCTTCAAAGTAGGAACGCCGTCATAGAACCAAGTCTCAATAGCTCCGTCTATCTGGTTTTGAAGGTCGATAATCGTCTGCGATTTATTGATAATGGTCTCAACGGCATTCTTATCCAAGCTCTTCTCGGTGATGTACTTATCCAAGGTCTTTCCATCGTAGGTGGACTTTATATCCAAGTCTCCCTTGATGGTTACTTTCTTCGTCTCGCTATCATACTTGACGTAGGAATCACCCTCGTAGTTATTGGCACTAGTAGGTCGGTCTCCGAAGTACATATCTCCGTAGACGTGGAAGAAAGCCTTGTTATTCTGCTTATTCACACCATATTCCACGTACTCCCTATTGGCAAAGGAATAGCTGTTGATGCCGTGATAGAGGCTGATGGATGGCGAATAGGTATCTACCGCCGAGAAGATAAGGCAGTTCTGACGTTCCACATCGGTTCTATTACCGCACTGGTTGAGCACATCACCTTTCGCAGGAACATCGCTTGCCGTAGCGCAATCGGTATCAGAGAGGTCGATATAATGATATTTCTTTCCTTCCAGCTCTACAGGGTCTTCATCACGACCGATTACCAATCGCCAATAGAAGTGATTGCCAGCCTTGTGATAAGTGCCCTTGCGAACGTTGAATGATTCCGAGCGCACCTGGTCGCCAACAGCGAAATCATTATCCACGGCATTGCCTTCCTGCTCTGCTAAGAAATAGCAACGATAAGCCTTCTGTGACACATTATTATATGTCACAGTAACTTCTTCTACCTTATGAGCCACCACGCCACCAGTAGGAGAGATTATCTCCTTACCGCCAATGGTGGATGTTTTATTGATGACCAGCTCCTCGAAGATAGCCTTCATTCTTACCTCCAAGTAATCTGTGATGAGGTGTGAACGACCTTCTGCATCGGGAGTCCAGGAACCTCCGTTCTCATTGTTGCGGTTACCGACAAACAATCCACTAAAGAACTTCTGCACCTTCTCCCAAGTGATAGTGCCCTTTGCTGTGTTATCCAGCAGCCTAGATACAAACTCCATCCTAGAACGTCTAGCAGAATAAACGTTACTATCGGATGCAGGAGTGGTATCGTTCATGCCAATTACATAGACACCTCCACCATTACCGCTTCCCGTGCCGCCTATCTGCATTCCATTCACCTTGATGGAATCAACCTTGTCTTCCAACTTACCCAACCGGCTTGTTGCAGCCTTTTCTCCTACAGTGTACTGAGGGTGGTCGTAAGGGATATCCAAAGGTATCTCCATTCCGATGATACGAGAGTTTCGGTAGTGCTTGCCATCCGCGTCCACCTGCGCAAACATATCATTAATCAGTTTTACCTGTTCACCGAGAGGATGATAATCGTATGTTCCATCATTGTAGAACTTATCGCCATCCATCGTGCAGGTGAAGTTTGAATTGCTGATCATGGTCTTCTGATAGTACTGCTTCGCTCTATCGAACAGAGATAACTGAGCAGTAGGGATGAGGTCCGTATCTGTAATCTTGGTTGCGTCCCAATTGAACAGGAAGAACCTATCACCTTCCTTCGGGCACATAAGACTATCGGGGAGTGTTCTTCCGTAGGTGTCGTTAGCCACTATCTCGAAAAAGTTCTCCTTGTCTATAATCTTGAAACTAACATCGAACTCCATACCCATGAGGGCACCGCTAGTGAACTTGATACCTAGAGTGAGGTTGCTCTTTATCCAACTAGCTTCAAAGCTTTCAGCGAAGGAGTCCGTTGAACCAATCTGCCAAAACGTCTGTGTAGTCTTAGTCCCATCATTGTTATCAACAGTGCTATCGTAGGTCTTGATTCTGCTCACCCTGCATTCAACCTTCGGGTATTCGTCATCGAACATCACGACACCTTCGATAGCCTGCTTGTCATTCTTCACGACATTCACGTTCTCCAGGTAGCCATCCTTGGCGTAGAAACCATCACTATCCACTTCCTTGTTTGGAAGCATGAGGTAATCAGTAGCAACACCATCGGTGGTGACGTCCGCATCGGCACCAGTGAAATATCCTTTCGGGATATTTCTATCTGAGCCGAATGCGTACAGTCTTGTGATATAAGTTGACTTAGATTCCGAATAGGACATAGACAGAACATTAACATCCTGTTCGAATGTTGTCTGTCCTTCCATTTCGCAATATCCAAGGTATATGATAGAACCATCTATCCACCACTCGCAGTTGAGTGCGTCTTCGGAACAGATGGCGTTGAGAGCATCGAGAATACTGATGGAGCCGTACTCGATCAAGAATCTCTTCTGAACATCGAAAGCCTTGTTGTTGTACGTAGTGTAGTCAACAGAGAACTCCTTGCCATTGTACGTAAGACCTAGCGCCTTTAGGTTGCCTAGTATAACGTTCATGTGTACGCCTACCGTTGTGGTGAGGCTGAAGGAGGTCTCGTTGGCTCCGTGCTGAGGGCGATACTTGCAAAGCTTATTCTTCCAAGACATATAGTAGGCATCCATCTGCATTTCGTAGTCGTAGCCATCACTATCATTGTGCTTAGGGAAGTATGATGATGTAAGCTCAAAGTAACCGAAGTCGGGAATCTCCACGGAGTCCCCAATCTCGAAATAGATAGGAGTAGCCGTAGTGAACTTCAAGATGATGTAGTGGTGGTCCATAAGCTGATATGACAGCTTAGAACCCTCGCCGAAGTCCTCTAATGTGAAGAATACCTTATTATTTCTTTTAATCTGAATCATTAGCTTGTATATTTACTTGTTTCACCTCTGTCACTAGGGTCTGGCTCGTTGAGCTTTAGGCTAAACTTTGCCATTTCCCGAATAAACTGACTAAACTGAGTGCAGGAGAGATAGATACACCGATACCACACATTAGGCTGGAATCGGGTGCGGATAACCAACTCCCCCTTGGCAAGAACCTCCTCGCAGAACCTAGCATAGTTCGTCATGAACGTATCTGAGTCCTTGGCGGTCATATTGAATGCCAGCGTTATCTCCCTCTCATCCAATCTAGGATTGTGCTTGATAACCGACTTGCCGTCCTTTGACCGATACTTGTTGCTGATGAACTCCTTGTTTGGTGCAGGGGTCATAAGCGCACTGAGGGCGGTTTCGTCTAAGAATATGCCCCACGTAAGATAGGCATCCTTGCCATTGATATAAAGTTGACCATTAAGCATAACTATTTAATCATTAAATAACCTTATAGGCTTCGCTGTGAGCCGCTTTTGCTATTGTTGAGTATAGTTGTAGGGGCTGACAAGCGAAAAGCCTATAGAGGTCAAATATCCTTTAATCTTCTGTTCATATCATCCAGCTTGGCTCCGAAGTCATTGTAGGTAAGCTTTGAATACTTCACGATGTCTTCGAGGTAGCTGTTTGTCATAATCATCATGTTTCTAATCTCCAATACTGCGCCATTGGTTGAGATACCGAGTGTAACGATGCTCTCCATCTGTGATATGGTGGTAGTCATGTTCTGAGCGATGGACTCTCCTGCAATCTGTAGAGCCGTGAAGCGACCATTCAGCTCGTCTGCGGTATCTTGCCCCATAGATGCCCATCCTCCGCTCGTTGCGGTCTGTGATGAGGATGAAGAACCAGAGTAGCCTGTCACTTTTGCCCACTCGTCACGTCTCTTCAAGCCTTCCTGGACAATATCATCGTAACGCTTGTAGAATGCATCTACATCTTCTTTGGTTAGCTTTCCGTTTTTATCCTCCATAGCCTTTGCCCAATCATCGTAGAGTTTCTTCAAGTCTCCATTGATAAGGTCTTCCATACTGAAAGAGAGAAGGGATTTCTGCATCTTTTCTGCGAAATCATCTGCCATTTCGCTAGCAAAGTCGCTACCATCCTTCTTCATGTCCATAAGGTCCGTCAAAAAGCTATCTCTCATTCCACTGAAGGAAATCTGAGTAAGATTCTCCTTGAACTGCTCTGACAACTCTTCTAGCTTGCCCGCTTGGTCTATGTAGTCATTCAGCTTCTCTGTCAGACGCCCACCATAGTTACCCTTTCCTGTGTTCTCGATATGCTCCCAAATGGAAACGTTGCCACGGAGGAGCTTCATTTCCTCTGGGCTGAGGGAGAAGAGGTCGCCATTGAAATCCGATTTGACGTTCTTCTTGATCCAATCCATCTCGTCACTACCGAAGCCACCCCAATAAGCGTTCCATGAGTGGTGCGAACCGTGATAGCTTGCCTGTGCCTTTGCGATGTCGAGGTAGTTCTGATTGGTCTCCTGCTGATTCTTGTAGGCTTGCTCGTAGTATGAGGTTGCCTTGGAGCCAAAGGAGTTTTCCATTGCGTCAGTCAAATCCTCGATGGATTGCTGCAAGAGGGTGTTTCTGTCCGTCAGTCTTTCGATTGTATCATTGACCTTCTTTGCATTTCCATCTCCACCGAACAGACTATTGAAACCACCGAATGAAAGCGTGTTGAGGATATGAGAAACGTTGTTTCCGATACTCTTCAATGGCTTCATAACGATGTCACCCGATAAAGCATCATCGAGGATGCCCGTTACTGCGCCAAAGACCGTGTCCATGAGGTTACTGATGAGTGTTCCGAAGCCATCTTTCAGTATATCGAGGATGCCGAGTATTGCGGAGATTATTTCACCTGCCATACCGCTATCCCCTAAAGCTTTCGTCAGAGCCTTGGCTGCGTCGCTATCTTTACCGAGCAACCCTTGGATGCCCTTTGCAAGCGTGTTGGCAACGTCCTTCTGCATGTTACCTCCGAAAAGCTTGTCAAGTCCTAGAATGGAGTTTCCTATGCCTTTGAGTGACCCCGATGTGAGACCCTGCAAACCATTTTCAAGCTGCTGGAACTGAGAAACTGCCTTCTGTGCAGATGTCTGTAAGTCTGATGATGCCTTCTGAACTGATGAACCGAACTCCAAAACGTTGTTAGATGCGGTAGCAAGTACGCCCTGCGCTCTAGAGAGGTTGCTTTCAGTCTTGCTGATACTTGTCTTGTCACCGCTCTTCTTAGCCTTGGCGAGGTCTTCCTGCGCCTTGGTAACGGCTTTCGTGGCTTCAATCTCTCGTTCTTGTGCGTCAATATAGCCCTGCATGGCTGACTGATAGGAGTTGATATCGTCAGAGACCTTCTTGAAAATGTCACTATCCCAGACGGTGGCAGAGCCTTGTAACTTGGAGATAAGTTCCTGTATGGTCTTCTGCTCATTAACATCTGTTGTGCCTTTGGAGAGCTCTTGCAGCTTCTCAATGGTAGGCTCCAGTTGGTCCTTGAACATAGCTCCGAAGTCTCCGAAGATGCTTCCCCAATCGATGTTCTGTCTGATGGCATTTATCTCGATGGTTTGGAGGTCCTTCTTTCTCTGCTGCTGAAGAGAGAGCTTTTCGCCCTGCGTCTGAGCCTTGGAAATCTTCTCTTCGTATTCCTCGGCAATGGCTTGCTTCTGCTGATAAAGTGAACCATACTCCTTCAAGTAGTCGCGCATAGAGGTGAGGGCTTCCCTGTTGACCTCATCAAGCTTCTTGTTATACTCTTGGGTAGCGAGGTCTCTAGCCTTGGAGAGGGCATCAGACTGAGCAGAGGTGAGGGTTACTTTCTTGCCAGCTTCCTTGTTCTTCTTCTTGAACTCGGCTTCCTGCTTGTCAATCTCGGCTTTACGCTTGGCGTAGTCGTTCTTGATTTGAGCAAGCTTCTTCTCCGTGCCTTCCTGCATGAGGGAGATAGTTTCATCTGTATTTTTCTGCTGCAAAGCCTTCAAGCGGTTGTTTAAATCCTCCTGGGCTTTGATAGTCTTGTTTTCTTCCTTGATGCGAGTCTTACGTGCCGTTGCTGCTGCCTTCGCTACCTTCCCACTTACATCACCACCTAGTTTCGAGTAGGCATCCTTGGCTGCCTTCAAGTCTTGTGTGGCGGTTTCGTATTGAGAAGCGGTGTATTTGCTCTTATTTTTCTCCATAGCAGCAACCTTCTTCCTGGCTGCATTGTATTCGCGCTGCGCCTTGTTGTAAGCTTGCTGATAGGTTTCCGTAGAACCATTGTTAGCCAACGCTTGTGCCTTCTTTTTGGCTTGGTTGAGGGATTGTTTGGCTGTGTTCCATTGAGCTTTGAAAATCAAAGGAATGGTCGTAGCGCCAGTGACCGCCCAATTCCGCTTCATCGTTAAGAGGTTGTTCAGAACCTTTGTTTTCTCAGACTCCTGCATGCGGAGATTCAGATCAGCAGGATTGTTCTTGATGTCTTCTCGAAGACCTGCTATCTCTTTCTGAGCCTTATTGATGAACGCATCCAATCTACTCTCACCAGTAGCATAGTTGATGGTTTCGTTGGCTGCTTGCCAATCGTTAGCCAAAGTAATTGCTTCGTCATAGAAGTCAAAGATTTCTTGACGTACACTTTCGTTCTCCTGTGCTTCTTGCAAGCGAACTTCGATAGGCTTTGCATTCTCGGCTGCTTGGTCTCGAAGTTGGATGATATTGGAAAGCTTTTCTTCTGCTTGATCAAGGTCTTCTTGTGCCTGTTGTAACTGACCACCTAGCAATGATGCTTGTCTTCCTCCGTTGTATGCCGCATCATCATGTAGTTGCTTGTTGAGACTTTCAACCTCTTGGCGGAACTTCTCAACTTCCTCTACAGCCTTATCGTACTTCAACTCATCCATGCTCTCGGCAACTTCCTTCTGCGTCTTAGCAAAATCGGCAGATGCAAGTTGAGCTTGTGAGTATTGCTCCGTTAGCTGAGGTGCGAGGTTGGAGAGTTTTTGGTAAGCTTCTGCCTTCTCGTATTCTGTAGCTGTCTCAGACTGAATTGTTCTGATAAGGCTTTCGATATTTTGCTGACGTTCCTTGACCTTGCTGTCAAACTCATCCCATGCTTCATTGGATTTCCTTACTGCCGTTTCATGTGCTGTTTCTGCTGTAGCAAGCTTGTATACGGCATAGGTTACTGCTGCGATGGTGGCAGCTATCCAAAAAAGAGGACTTGAGAACATAGAAGCATTCCATGCGTCCTGTGCCCTTTTGCAGAGAAGGGTGACCTGTGCCCATATTCCTTTGGCTGCGGTGTCTCTTGCGGTAGCTGCGGTATTCAAGCCTTGGGATGCGGTGTTAGCCGCATTGGCTGCCGTATTTGCTTCTGTGGCTGCGGTTGCAGCGGTTTCTCTAGCCGTATGGAGTTGCTTTGCGATGTTGTTCCTTTCGTTAACGGCAGTGTTGAGTTTGATTTCTGCTGTCTCTACCTTCTGCCCATCTGTATAGGATTCCAGGGCATCGTAAGCATCTTGGAGTGATTGAACCTCGTTGTCCTGCATTGCAAGTTTGTTTTCCAATGCCTTCACTTCCTCTGCGGCTGCGGTGGCTGCGTCTGCCTTTGCTTTTGCCTGCGCCTGTAGCTCGGCAACGTAAGCCGCGACCTCTTCACGCTTAGATGCTACCAGCTCTGCCTGTGCTGCTGATAATTGACCTTTGGCTACTGCTTCTTCAAGGTCTGTCTTCTTTGCTTCTTCCTTCATAGGGAGCAAAGATTCAAGAGCTGACAACTCGGCTGCATATCCTGCATTTGTTGTTGCTGTGTCAAAGGCTGCTATACTAACTGCCATTGCCTTATAAAGACCGATGGCAGATGCGGCTGCAAGGATAACCTCACCTATCTCCTTCCAATGGTCGATAACCTTAGATGTGATATCCAAAGCATCATTCATCAAGCCTTCCGTCTGTGTGCCGAGGTCATTAATAGCCATTTCGATGGTGTCTTGGATATTGCTTATCTGTCCAGTAATAGAGTGGGATTGCTTTTCCATCAATCCACCGAACTTGCCGCCTTCATTGGTAAGACTCTCGATAGCCTTCTTGACTTCTGGGAAACCTACCTTACCTGCTGTCACCAATTCCGAAACCTTATCCTTGGTAACTCCGAACTGCTTGGCAAGTTCCTCTGTCAAAGGAATACCGCGACCTGTAAATTGCATCAAGTCTCTTGTGAACAATCGACCTTGCACCATCGTGGTACCATAGAGCCATGTGAGGTCCTGCAAGTTCAATCCCAATCCTGCTGATACGTCACCGAGCCTTCTCATGGTATCGGTAATCTCGTTGGCTGCAAATCCGTATGCAAGGAGCTGCTTTGCGCCATTTACCACACCCTTCATATCAAAAGGTGTAGAAGCAGCAAGGTTGGCGAGGTCCGAAATCATTCCCTTTGCCTTCTGTCCGCTACCGAGCATGGTTTCAAAGGCAATCTCAAACTGCTGAAACTCTCCTCGGACAGTACCCAGTGTGCTGATGATTTCCTTTGCCGTAAAGCCAGCGAAAGCCATCGATGCAACAGACTTGATGCGATTGAAAACGTTCTCAATGCTCTGGCCCTGCTGCTCGACTGCTCTTGCTGTCTGTGATACTCCATCCTGCACCCCTCGGAAGGCTTTCAGTACGGATGAATTGTCACCTGTTATGTCAAACTTGATACTTGCCATTTTTTTTATTCTGTCAATTACGTAAAGGTGCACCTCCTCACTCAAACCTTTATTCTTTACTTTGTTCTTGTTAGTGAAGGAGGTTAAATTGGATTCTCTTCGCTCTGTCTGATCAGCTCCATGATGTCCTCTTTGTTATCTCCGCTGAAGACCTTCTCTGTTGCTGATGGAATGTGAGCCTTCTTTCTTTCCTCATCGGATAGATAGATGGAAGTTATCTTATCCTTCATCATAAGCGTGAGGTTGTTGTATGAGATTTCCCACAGAACATAGTCAAGGGTCCACTTGTATCTCTCGCAAGCTGCATCAATGAGAGAGCCCCAAATGGTCCTGCCACCAAAGATATACTGATTGCTGGAGTCTTTGGCTTGGTTTATCTTCTCCATACGCTCCGCTTCCTTGTCTATCCCACATTCCGTGATGATGTCGTGAAGCTTGTTGTCTGAGAGTATGGTGATGAGAAGAGTAGCTATATCATCGTTATCACAGAACTTGAAGATGATGTTTTCTCTTGCCTTCAATATGCGTGAACTGAGCATATCGGATTTCTTCTGAAGAGTGTGGTAGGCTATTATCTTACAGCAAAGACTTCGATTCTCCTCTACTACACGGAGTGCTTCAATGAGGGGATTCAGCTTTAAGTTATCATCTTTGATACCTAGCTGCTTAATCAATGGAGCAGTCAAATACATCTTGCCTAAAGTCTGAGGGTAGATAAACAAATGTCTTCTACCTACCTGTATGCCTAGAGGTGTATCTGTTAACACCATGGCTATAATAGCGCCAATTTCGATGTCATTCTTCATAAGCCAATAAAATTTGTTTGCACCCAAGACAGGACTCGAACCTGCGTCTTTCAACCAGCATTTTAAAGACCAACTGGATTTCATGTGACGGACTTTGGTCTCGCTCTAACCAACTGAGCTACTTGGGTAGGTTGCCGACTGATAACCCTCAATCGGCTGAAGGGTGAAAAGAAATCAACATATTGCCTTAAACGTCACCGTCGGTTTGTCCGTTTGTTGGAACAGTTATCTCCGTTGTTGTGTCTGTAGCACCTGCAGGATGCTTGAATGTAAGAACATATTCATCAGTCTTACCCTTAGCTTTCTTGGCTGTGATGATGCGCCAACGGAACTGACAATATACGGTCTCACCCTTCTTGTTGGTGGTCTTTGCTACCTCGTCACCCTCTGGCACAAGAGCCTTGTGGGTGTACTGCATCAAAGCACCATCCGCAGATGAATATGATTCCTCTACGCTGACGGTTGAATTGCCAATATAGCAGCCAGGGTTCTCTGCATCTTCCGGCTGAACAGCGATAGCGTAGTTTCCTTCGATAAGTCCATCAATGGTAGGGAATGGCTGAGGTAAGCCCTTCTTGATGAACTCTTGATAAACGAGTTCGTAGGTGGACTTAGTTGTCTTTGAATCGACAATACCGCCACCTTCCTCCTTAGCTTCTGTTGTATCACCCTTGGTAGGGTTCAACTGGGTAGTGTCCTCCTTTGGAGTATCAAGCTTCTTCCAGTTGTTGGTTGCAGCACTAAGGTCACGAACATAGATGGATGGTTTTCCCCATGTTGTTACTGACATAATCTTAATCGTTTATAGTTTGATACAATAATTTGTTATTAATGATGTGTTCACTTGTGCCCTCGCAAGCTATTACCCTCTGTTCACTCATAGATAAGCGGAAATCTGATCCATGAACCGCTTCGAAGGTAGAGAAAGAGAGTTGACATAACTCACGGAGCCTTGCCGTGTTCTCTTCCTTTCGGGTATTGCCTTTCTTTGTGATAGCTTGATCTTGAACATAGATGTTTACATTCACAAAAGCTTCTTGGATTTGCGAGGTTTGATTTGCTAGCACTGAGATGCAAATATCTTCCTTGCCAGTTGTACCTGTTCCATAGAATGGTCTTCCTCGCTTGCATAGACTACCAGTTACAGCATTCTTTAATTTCGAAGAAGAGATAATGTTGTACACATCATCCTTGATGTCAATATCCGATTTCATAGCCTTATCTGATTGATTCTACTTACAGCTTTATCCACAGCGAGCTTTAGTTTACCATCAACGACAGAACGAGCCCATAACTCAGTGGATGCAAGCACATCTTTATTTTCTTTAGCTTCTACAAAGTCTGCATAGTTCATAGCCGCGACTACTACCAATGCGTAAACCTGTGAGTATTCCTTGGCTAGGTCAGCTATCATTTGTCTTCCTTCTTGTGAACCATTAGAACCATTGCCTATGGAAGCAAAGGCTGATTCTACTTGTTTCCTTCCGTAGTCAAAGATGGCATAACCGATGGAACTTCGTAGGTTTCCTGTATGGTCTATCCAACTTTCCTCTGCCGAGCGGTCTCTTATCCTTGCATTACATTCTTCTCCTAGCTTGGCATAAGCAGTGAGGATTTCTTGCTTTATTATCGCCATAGCGGACTGAAAAAAGTTATTGAGCGCAGACTGAGAGGTTGAGAGTTTTATACCCATATTTTACATTGCAGTTGATAACGATGAAAGCCGAGTACGACAAATTCCTTCACTTCGTTTCCGAAGAGCTTTACACGGATTTTATCTCCGTACTCGAAATCGCGGCATGCTCTAGGAAGGTTGTAGATGGTGTAGGAATAGTTCTTTGCAGAACCATCGGGGATAGTGATAACGTTTGCCTTGCCAGCAGGTACAATATCACACTTACAATAGTTCTCCACCCATTCTTCTGAGCCTTGAACATAGTCTCCGTTATCGTCTTCATACCCATCAGTTACGTGTAGGTAATCTAGGGTATGAGCAGCGAAATCCAATACAGCCATATCTTAACCTCCTATATAAACCATCGGTTGACCAAGTGCAGGGGATTCACCGATGGTTTTGTATAAAGCATTTATTCGAACTAACAGCCTTTCCTTATCCTTGTCAGATAGTGTTCCAATGCTCTTGTCTGACTCGGATAAGCTTACAGCTTGTATGAGAGAGTACAGACAATCAGCAAGCGCACCTTTCCATTCCTTGGACTGAGCGACCTCGAATGTATATTCATCATCACCATTAAGCTGACGTTCTATCATCTTATTCTCCACGAATCCTAAAGGGATAGGGTAGTGGATTTCATCAATCAATGCTTGCTTTATTGTCTTCATATCAATTCAAATTAAACCTCTGGAGTGAGTTTAGAGAGAACTTCGGCTTCCTCCTCATCGCTGAGTGAGTTAAGAGCCTTAATCAGAGTCTCATCGGTTGAGTTAGCCTTCACATTGGCACCAGCAGCCTTCAAAGCAGCGATGAGGTCAGCCTTCTTGTACTTCTTACCCTTGTAAGTAGTATACTGATCGGTAGTATCGTCTGTCTCGGCTTCTGTATCAACTTCCTCAGACTTGGTAGTAAGCATGTAAATCTGATCTACGTCCTCGATTACTGGCAAGCAGATAGCCTGTCCTGCGGTAACCTCCTGCAATGATGGCTCATTCTTGGAGTACTTAGAGATAAGCTTGTAGCTGTCAACGTTAGAATACTGAACACCTGGTACTCGGTTGGTGTCCTCTGCAAGGGTACCCCAAACGAAAGAGCCTACGTTGGTGTTACAGATGAAGATGATGTTATCCTCATTCCATGGCTTAACTGATTTTGGCTTTCCGTTCTTCTCGATAATCACGGTTCGGTTGATAACCTTGATGGCTGCACCCCACTCATCCTCGAATGCTTCCGCGAAAGCTGACTCTGATGGTGTCTTGAGCTTGGTATTTTCGGTATAAGTCTTACCCTCGTAGTCGGCAACAAGCTCTTTTGCCCATTGCTCCTTGCGGATTTTCTTAATCTGCGTCTTAGCGAGCATAACCTGTATGATGGTATTGTTATCGGCATTTGCCTTATCGAAGATTTTCTCGAAATCATCACGGGTAGTAACACCATTGGTTTCTGTTTTGAAGCAGTTTGCCTTAAAATATCCATAGTCAACACGGATAGCCTTACCCGTATTGTCTGCATCTTCAACGGCAATAATACCATTAGAGAGACCTGCCAAGAAGTTCATTTCGTTACGCTCTTCGAGACCGACAGAGCAAGCGACACCATCATTCATGAGCTTGTTGATGATACGAGCTTTTGCAGTTTTAGCAGCCTGTCGTGTTGATGTAGCCTGCTCAACCAAGCCTTGCGCCTGGAATGAATTGGCTCTCGCTACAATGTTCTCATACTGAGCCTTCATGATGTTGATGTTGTTGATATCAGACTCGAAAAGAATCTTCTTCATCGCAATCTTTGGCAACTTACCATTAGAGGTTGCGATTTGACCACGTTTCTTCAAAGGAATGTCTGAATCCATCTCAACGATGTCGGCAGCTACATATGTGGTCTTAGCTGATGAACCTTCCCACTTCTGATCTGGAGAATACACATCGGTAAGCATCTCCTTGTAAAGATAGGTACGCTCCTTCGGATTCTCCTTCTCCTTAACATACAAGCTAAGTTTAGGGAAGATAGCTCGGATAAACTGAATAAAAAGTGATTCGTTCATATAAACAATCTTTTAAGTTAAAAACTAGAGCACAACTTAGTCATGCTCAAAAATAAGACTTGGGAGAGCAGTCTTAATGGCGGTTCTCTGAGTTTCGTCCTTGAACTGATAAGGCATTGCCACATCATTCACGCGACCATTATCCATAATGGCAACCGCTTCACCCTTCATGCGTGAGCGAACGACAACACCAGCAAATTCTGCTTCGCTAGCCTTGTCTTTGTACTTGCCATCTTCGGTTTCAAGTGGAGAATACTCATAAACATCATTAACCTTCTTGCGGACAATGATGTGACCTGCCTGAATAACCTCATCATTGAAGTTGGCGTAGTCGAGTGCTCTACCGCCTGTGATACCACCGAGATACTGACGGATAACCACAGCGTCCTTACCCATGTCGTAGCCTTTGGTTTTTGGCTTGTAGTCTTCTGCTACCATAATCTAATAATTTATTAGTGAAACAATAGATGATTACATCTGAGCCAGCTCCTTGACTTCATCATCAGACATTAACTTATCTTCCTCCTTTGGCTGAGGTTTGGTATCGGGAGCAGGGATTCGTCCAAGCTTTTCAAGACCCTTTTCAAGTCTTTCCTTGTTCTCTTCCTCAATATCTTCCTTCAACTCATCGAGGTAGTCCTCAAACTCCTCTTCATTCTCAAACTTCATGTGAGAGAAAGATTTAAGCCGACGCTCTCCGAACTTACCTGTGTCCTTCAGCAGTTCCCTTACCTTTGCGGTACGGCTGCTTGTGGTATTGCTAGACTTCAATGCAGTTACATCGCCTCGGAGTGTAGCAACAGCCTTCGTAAGTTCCTTGATTGCGTTGAGGGTAGCGGAGTCATCATCATCGCTATCCTTCTTGCCCTTCTTGCCCTTCCGTGACGGACTTCTACGTGCTGGATCGTCATCATCATCTGGATCGTCATCTGGATCATCGTCATCATCGGGTGCAGGATGAGCGTTTTTGTACTCTGAGACTTGGCGGTCAGCTGCGGACTGAGTTAACTGGAGTAACGGCAAGACATCATCAATTGCGTCACTAATACCTTCACTAACTTCTTCGTCAGTAGCATCATCTTTGAGTTGAAGTTTGTTGGCAACATTGGCGGCAACACCCTTTAACTCCTTACGACTGAACCCCAATGCCTTAATGTCTCGATTGGTTTTCAGTGCTTCAAGAACTTTTTTGTAATACTTGTTCATTGCTTGTTGAGTTATATTTAACAAAAAATGGTCTGCGAGCGAAATGCAGGCAGACCAAACGTAGAACTCGGTGTAAGAGCAATGTTACGAAAAGTTCTGTCACGTGCATCTTCACACGCTTTTATGGGTGCAAATATACGAAATATTATTTAATCAACAAATAGTTTTTGCAAAAAAGTGAGAAATTATTTTCATTTCAATAAACAAGGGAGAACTTCACAGCCCTCCCTTGGAAGATAAGATGCAATAAAAATGCACTTAAACGTGCAAAATATCTTCTGTGTTCAAGTTAGATTCTTTTGGTATGTAATTATGGGTTTGAGGTATTTTATCGGCTTGTAGCCTATAGTCTCCCTTTGTCGTGGTAAGAGTAATACTGATCGGACTTGCTACTGATGATAACGTGGTCCATAAAATACAATCTCATAATTTCACAAGCCTTCTGTATCTTATATGTTATCTCATCGTCAGACTTTGATGGAAAGCAGTTAGGGCTTGGATGATTGTGAACCAATGCTATTATTACGGCATTGCAGGAGATAGCTTCTTTACACACAATTCTTACGTCTATAGTGGTTTCTGATATTCCACCTTGTGACAATCGAACCATTTTGATTAACTTGAAGTTGTTATCCATACAGAACAGATAAGATTCTTCTATTTCTAAATCCTTGACGTATGGTAAAATATAGTTGTAGATGTCGAGAGAACTACCCAAATCTGTAAGTTCTTGCGACTTCTCTTTCATGAATCTTCTGCCAAGTTCGAATGCAGCGAGTATAGCGGTAGCCTTCTTTTCACCTATTCCTTTGATAGATGTAAGCTCCTGCAGTGTTCTCTTGCTTGTCTTTCTGAGGGAATGACTACCATCAAAGATTTTTCTTATTGGTTCATTACCCTGTAGCATAGGGTCTATACCGATAATTGAAGCAATAAGGTTCTCGTTACTCAGATATTCTACCCCATATTCCTTTGCGTATGATGTGATAGAATCGTACTTGATAGTTCTTGCATTATCCTTCATAAGATACCTCCTCTATGTCTTTTGAATAATTGAACACAACATCAAAACTGAAACCCAATTCAGTAATGAGGTAGAAATGAATATCCTCCCAGTCCCAACTTGAAGGAATGCCTTTTATCTTTTTAGACTTTTCGGCATCCATTGCTATGATAACGTTCTCTTCCATTGCTCTATCTTATTTTTAAAAGTTCATAACTTTCGTTTCATACACTATGAATCCTATCTGATCCGCCACAATCAGTTTCAGATGATTTCCTCCTGGTCCATTTATATCACCATCATTCAATCCGATTTCCTCTAACGTTTCCTTGATGGCAGTTTGGTAATCTCCTATACCTTGAATCAATAAGCATAGGTCTGGTCTCTCATCAAGAAACTGGTGAAAACCATATAGGCTATATGAGCCTTTTTTGATGAGTGAGAAGAAATCTTTCCATTCATCACCACTAATCTGCGTGGTTACGGATTTAAGCTCTTCTATTGTTGTGCAGTTGCTTTCCATACGATTTCATTTAGCGTGATACGATGAAGTCTTTATCAGTAAAAGTCTGATCCTTATATTTTTCGAACAACTCTCGGTCGCTGATGCAATCATTAGCACATGCTAACTCTCTGAATGAAAGTTTGTACCCAACAAACTTATCTTTCAACATTTCGATTTTGAGTTCTTCTTTCTGAAGTTCCGATAATTCATATACTGTCATATCCCTTTCCTCCTATTAAACATTGCTATTCAACAATTCAAATTTTATTCCTTTTTCGGTTTTCTTAGCCATCCATTTAGCTGTAACCACACCGTCATTCCATGCTTTTATGAGGGGGAGAACCTTACACTCTCCTACGTTTATAATTTGCGTTATATACTCACAAGCACCTTCAAAAGTGTCGAATGCGTGAAGTAATACCGTATATCTATCTGATTCTGTGTAAACGTTCATTGCTCTTATCTCCTATATTTTAAACTAACTCATAGCTTTCAGTATTCTCGTTGTATGCTACGACTCCTTTCTGCTGTAAATTACAAAGTGCAGTGTTGAAGTTGTAGATACTAAACTCTGCATCTGTGGCTTCAATCAAGTATCCTTCTTGGTAGCCGAACTTGACCTTTTTCAAAGCCTTTGTAATTCGCTTCTCTAACGCTTCTACTGTGTAAACTTTAACCTTTTTCATTGCTCTTATCTTTTAAATTGTTATTTTTATTTTGATAGTGCAAAGGTAGTCATTTTTTTGCTTTTGACCAAACGTTTTAGGCATAAAATGCTTTTTGCTAACCTTATTTAACTTATTGATACTTAGATACTTATGCTAAACTATTAATTTTGTGTATGTTAGTCTATTTCTTAAAAGTGGTATAAGTATATGGAGATAAAAAAAATGAACCGCTAAGAAAGGCTTATATTGAAGTGTATAGTCTTTTTCTGAATTACTTTATATTAAATAAAAAATGCACTCTAACCTCACGGTCGGAGTGCACTAAAAGCAATGAAACGTTAAAAGATACGTTTCGGCTGCAAAGTTACAAAACTTTTCTGTATCTTGCAAATTTATACTATACTATTTAACAATTGCAAATCATTGTCTTTATCGTAGTCGTATGGATAGAAGGTGTTGGCAAGGGCATCCATCTTGTCGGGAGAACGTTTCAGACGCTTCTTGATTTCGTCTTTTGGTTCCATGATGATTGAGCCATCTGACTGAAACAACCAATGCACTTCGCACAATTCTTGATCCAACTCATCGTCGGGTGGGAGTGCCGCAAAGAATCCATTCTTTGGGTTGAGCCAGTCACGTATGCACCAAAACAGATAAGCCCTCATGTTAGCGAAAGAATAACAGCCAGTCACATCATGCTTGTTTCTCACGCCTTCCGAGAACTTGCAAGAGAATGCAGTTAAATACTTTTGCTCTATGAGTCTTGAATAAACTCCAGCACCTTCTCCTATGGTATCAATGAAGGCTTTATTCTTGGAACTCAAACTTAGGTAGTGAGCGACTTGACCTGCGACTGCCATGTGGTCCGCATGACCACCCGAATTATGACACTTGATTTCTGAAACATAGTTTCCTTGTCGTGGAACATAGCAAGACCTATCGCGACCCATACCTGCGACATCGACACCTAAGCGTATTGGCTTATGGGTGATAAAGCCACTATCTTTAAGTTCCTTCCATCTTCTATGGGCAATCTCGCACCATTCGTATGGAATGAGGGTATCTTCTGACACCTTCGGAAACATACCGAGAACCTTAACACGAAAAAGGTCATTTGGAGTGTAATATCCACCTTCCCACACAAAATCACCACGACCTTCATCAAACTCAGACTTTCTGATTTTCTGTGCCCATGCTGAGACCTTGTCGGCTACCCATTCATAATCAACTTGTCCAGGGATAATGTTTTTCTTGCTTACTACGTTCTCTGCGTTGAGGGATGATAATCTAAACTTCTTGAATCGGGGAGACTTCATGGAGTTGGCTGCATACCCTGTAGTAACGTTTGGGTTGAATACCAATAGCAATCGAGAGTTACCTTGCAGGTTACCCTCGATTGCATTGTAGATGGTGTCCGAGATACCGGATGCTTCAGTTACGATGAACATGGTGTTTACAGCATGGAATCCCGACCAAGCCTCTGTGTTGTCGGCTGAAGATTTGAAACCTGTCAGATACCATTCCTCATAATCAGTTCTGATACCATCTGACAGCAAACGACCAGGCAGGAAGCCAGCCTTCTTATATAGACGTGCAACTTCTGGTATCATGATGTTTGTTACCTGTCTTCCTGTCGGTGCTGTAAGGGCAATCTTGGTGTTCTTTTCCAAACTGCCATCCTTGCCGAAGCGAGGAGTGAGGTAAAGGAAACATAAAGCGGCTACGGCAGCGATGAAGTCCTTACCCCTTGCAGTTCCACTGGCTACCGTTGTCATTTTGTTCTTCTGAATAGAACGCAATATAGCCTTTTGCTCTTCGTCAAGGCTCGCCTTCAAGACTTCCTTGGCGAAGAGACACCAATCATTGCGCCATGCAATCATTTTTTTTATTGCTTTCTGTTCAGACATATTGCTAATTCAATAATATTCGTATTTTCTAGTTTCCTTTAAGTATGGCTTGATGACCATCAATAATATAAATCTCCCTATAAACAAACACTTTATTCGATTATTCTCATTTTAACCTTTCTCTCATGATTGAGCTTTGCGGCTACGAAACGATGATTTCCATCAACAATCATTATTCTTTCACTATTACCATCAGTGTATCTTAAAGCCTTGATACCGTCATAATTTCTTGATGACATGTATTTTGCAACATCTTGTTTATTCAAGAAATCTTGTGGCGTGTTAATGCTTGAATTTATGTCAACATATACATCTTCCCCAAGTTCTTTAAATGTTTTATCAATATCACCAACTTCTTGACTGAGGCTGTATTTCTTTCCATAGACCCTATGAAAAGAACCAATAACGGCTTCTTCGACTCCATAGGGTGTCTTTGAAATGAATTGATTTATGTTCCAATTAGGAAATCTTCTATCAAGCTCGCTCACCCCACCACTTGCCTTACGGCTCTTGCTTGCTGAAGAACTGTTTGTTCCTCTTGTGCCATTACTACGTTTACCCATAATCAAACATTTTAATCATAAACTATAATAATCTATTTTAAGAGATTCGGAAAATCCTGCATGTTATCAAGCATATCTTCTACAGAGAAGTTTTTTACTTGAGTATCATACAAGGTCTTTTTCAGCTCTTGGTATTTTGCTTTTGCATCAACATCAAGCATACCAATAGTATCTTTCATCTTTTCAAAAGCTTTCAACTTATTCTTGATGATGATGATTGGTGTTACATAGACGGCATTATTTTCCTTACACCACTGCTCAATCACGTTACCACCTCCATAAACGATGAATCTGAATCTGTTGCCATTTGCTACGAACTTGGCAATCTCGTATTCAAATTGCAGTTCATTTAATCGGTCTGTACAACCTCTTGTGGCGAATGATGAGTAACCTTTAGGGACACCCATCAAATTCAGCTTATAGAACTTAGGAGCCACATTTAAGTCGACGAATACACCAATCCCCTTTTCCTGCATAGCTCTCGCAAGGAAGCGTTTCTTATAGATAGCCTGCATACCAAAAGCTATTGGAGTATCATTTGATAAGCTGAAGTTAGGCTCAATGATGCTGCCAGGGTTATACTTCAAAATCTTCTCTGGCTTCTCATAGATTGACCGGAATCTATAATCATCAGTATAGAAGTGGAGTGTTCCTCTGCCATTCATATTCGTTGTTCTTGCCTGCTCACCAAAGCAATAGAATGGGATTTCTATGTACTGAGGTTGCACATCAGACAACAAACATGGTATCTCCAACGGATTGTCCGTTGGAAACAAACAGTCTGGTATATACAATTCTCCGTTATACATAATTATCCTTCTTCATCATCGGGAAGCTCCTTCATTAACTTCTCGAATGGGTTTTCTACTAATCTGTTATCTACTTGCTCGACATAGCCACGCTTCTTGCCCTTAGTTTTCAGAAGGAAGATGATTGCAGTTAGATTACCTTCGTTCACCTTTTCAACCAACTTGCTTTCAGTAAAGTCAAGAATGCCTTCATCTATATCATCCAACATCTTGGCTAACTTCTCATCCTCTTTTCGCCAGTTGTATAAGGCTTGGCGTGTAATGCCCAAAGCTACTGCCGTAGCAGCCATATTGCCGCCCTTCTTTTCATAAGCAGCGGCAATCTTTTTTAATTCTGTTCTTCTTACCTTTGCCATAATCGACCTTTCTAACTTGCAGATGCTATGACTGCTTTCAAAGCATCTATGTAAGACATATTTTCTGTTAGCAACAGACATTTTGCAAAATGGTCTGTAGGACCTAAACCTGGAAATAGGTTGCAATCTATTACAAACGGAACACCAGTTGAAGATATTCTAAAATCTATTCTGAGATAATGTTGAATACCTAACACCTTGCACACTTTTTGTGCAGTTTCTTTTATCACTTCAAGATTACAAGCACTACATACCTCTTCCTCCTGCATCTTAGCTTCGTGAGTGAGTATATTGTATGGTGTTGTCAATTCCACAAAAATAGGATAAACGTCTATGTCTCCTGTTTTCTGATTGACAACGCAAGCTGCAGTGCATTCCTTTCCTGCAATAAAGTCTTCGATGATAGCAATATCACCCAAACGTTCTATCTCTTCAACTTTCTTTCTTACCTCTAGGGTACTCTTGCAGACCGAAAGGTTGTCAACCATATTAGAGTCTTCACCCATTAATGGCTTCACGAAATACATATTTTCTTCCCTTAAATCATACTTACTATATGATTTCGGAAACGAGATGCCGTGCCTGTAAAGTTCTTCTTTGAGAACTTCTTTGTTTTTTGTCAAGACGATCGTTCTATCACTTTCTGACGTATTCTTTGCTTCAAGTTTGCCTATCTTATCTAGGATAATTCTATTTCTCGTCTGTGTAATAACGATGTCCCTATCACTTATCTTTAAGTCATTAAGTGAATCCTCATCTTGCACACTAACAAATGTAACATTGTTTGCTCCTAATGCTTCTTTGATGAAATTTTGATTGCGTTGTGTCACATACGAGTCCTTATCGCTCGCTGTCATTATTATCCAAATCATTTTCTTTTTCTCCTTCCTTTATTTCGATTAAACGTTCACTCGCTAACTCTAACAATTTGGCAAATGAGATACTTGGGGATTTTATGCCAAACTCCTTACCTATCTCTTTTTGGATTTTAAGCAGGGTTTTCTCGTTATCTTCATCAGAAGCTAAAACGAGAGCATCACTTTTGCGAGCTTGTTCACGAATGTCCCCATACAATGTTTCCAGACTAGCAAATGAGCTAGGGTAAAGGATGATTGTGAATACGAAATTCTCCTGCATGGCATATACATCTATACCCTCCGTGCTTATTGGCTTAATCTCGTCGATGTTCACATGGGCAAACTTCTTAAAGTCGATAGATTTAATTGATGCAAACAGCTTCTTTAAGATGCTAACATTAGCTTCACCATGAATGGAGTTGTGAGATAATTCAATAGCAATAGCTTCATCATTTGTAATCTCGCTCTCTCCTACATACAAGATGCCTAGCCTTTTATAGTGCAGTTTCTTGCATGCCCTCAAACGATGATTACCGCTGATCATGATGTATCTACCATTATCCATCTTGATACAGGTAGGCACACTACTCAAACCTGATTTAGCAATGTTGTCTGTTAGTTGGGCGAAGTCTTCACCCGACATTTCATTTGCATTGATTTCTACCTCATCTATGAGGTTTATATCAACTTTTGCGTATTTCCATCTATCTTCATTTTCCATTCTTCAACGATTTTTGATATTTATCAATGATTTCCTTATTCGTAGGGTATATGCCAAGTATTCCTTCGTAAGCAAGATAAGATGATGTGCAGTGTTCCTTCACTTTCTTGTATACACCACGATATTTCATGCTCACAGGCTTATGGGTATAAGCGCAGGAGATAACCTTCTCGCAAAGCTTGCGCATTCTTCTGCTCAAATATCTTTGAACGCCTACAGACTGAATGCAATACAATATGAGTTTACTCAATCGAGGGATTGCGTTATTCGTGCAGAAGTCCGTTAACTGGAACAAATCATACCCCTTGTGTTGAGGTAGCGTAAAACCAAACCCACCTAGGGTATATTTGTCGTATTTCACCACAAAAGCAAATTGACAGACACTACATTGGTCCACCTTCTTGATATACTTCTTTTGCAAGCAATGAAGTAAAGGTGGGTTTACTCGTTCAATAATCAATTTGCTTGCGTCTGTAATCTCCAAATCATCGGGAGGTACAATCTCGTTGCATTCGATTCTGTATGAGGAATATGAGGTGCTTGCATTATTTTGTGCAGTTGGCTTATTGCAATAGAGAAACCTTCCTGCAGACCGTCTTTCCCCACTTGAATTATTCCACATAGCTATCTTATGCAGGTTTCTCAGATAAGGGCTGTTGCTGAAATAGTAGAAGCAACTATCACTCGGAATACTTTCCACTAGGTTGTAATAGTCGTTACTTTCGACAGAAAAATCTAATTTCAAGTCGCTATTTTCTGAAATGAGTTTGAATGCCCTTTTCTGCTTCTTCTCCATTCTACCGAAATTGAAGAAGATAACCTTCTTATTCTTGATGGCTTCTTCTAGTGTTCCAACATGAAAATCACATGTAGTAAGCAATCTCATCAATCGCTCATTTGCTTCCTCAGTCTTCTCAATAGATTCCCTTGCCTTAATTTTCAATGCTTCGAAGACAGCACTATTTCTTGCCGATTCACTCATGAAATACTTTTGCAGTTTCACGGCATAAAGAGCTAGCGCAAGCTGTCTTGATGGTGTAGGATTGTTATAGTCCTCCAACCATGCAAGCTTATCCTTATATGTTAGTGATGTTTTACCATTTGCCAACATATAGAGCAGATAGCAGTAGGCATCTTGGCAGTATATAGATACTTCCACCTTATCAAGGAAGAATAGCTCATAGTAGTACATGAAGCCATTTACTATGCAGATTTCCTTGTGTCCGTTAGTTATTACAGCATCATGTAATGCTGAAACCATTTCGGAATTATAAGATAATGGAGCTGTCATAAACGTTTCAATAGCACTATATGGATTTCCTTGATATAGTAGTGGGCATAACTCGTTTGGAACATCATATTTAAGCCCTGTAACCTCACAGAACTGCTGGTATGATGTAATTGATTGGTAATCTTCCAATTCGTGGCTTATAGCGTAATAGAATATGCGGTATGCAGAATACACACAATTCATAGCTCGATAGAAATCATCAGTAGCATGAAACGTTCTGAACTCTATCGTCTTTGTCTTGAAGTATGCTGATATATTTACCGCATGACGAATAAAGCCCTTCTTAGACTGATTGGTGAAGAGATTTTGTAATTCATCAAACGTCTGTGCATTTTTAACGCCTTCGAAGTACTTCTCTGTAGGAACAGGTTGTGCATTAAATACCAGCTCATCCCAATCAGAAATATGAGCATATTTCTTGAAATATGGATAGCAAACATAGAAGAACAAAAACACCTTCTTAATCTGATCTACAGGCAAATCTCCTGCATAGATGTGCACATGGGTATCAATACTCCACTTTATCTTTCCTCCTGCGACAACCATTGATTCATATACAGAGCGGAGGTCATGTAGGTCCTTTAGACAGCAAATATGTAATGGTGGGGTATTTACCTCACCACCAAATGACTTATTTGTTGAACCATCAGTATTGTAAATTTGCTCATCTTTGCTCCATGAATAGCCTTCGGGTAGAGATACCTTAGACCTTTCAAGATTGCACATTTCTATTTCAATACCGAATGTTCTATCTTGTATATCTCTGCAACTTTTCATGCTCTTTTATTTTAATTCTACAAAAATAGAGCGGCTAGAGGGACTCGAACCTTCGACCTTCACATTGGGAATGTGACGCTCTGACCGACTGAGCTATACCCGCAAAAGAGCGGAGAGTTGGAGCCGCACCAACGACCTCAGTGATGGTATCACTGCGCTCTGCTAACTGAGCTATCTCCGCTTATAATAACAATATTCTATACACGCAAAAATGCTCGTCTTTCCGAGCCGCCAACCCTAGTGGGTATTCCGATGGAAAAAGGGATGCCTAAAACAAGCTTTGCTCCGAGTAAACAGGATTCTTGGAAATTCCAAATTCCTCGACCTGTATTCCCAACTTTTCATTCAGCCATTTTGCCACTAGGTGGCGATGGCAAAAATCATCTGGCTTTTCGAAGCAACATAGAGCTACATCTTTTCCATTTGCCATTTTCTCTATTGCTGAGAGAAATGCTTTTGGGTCCCGATGAGCCAATATCTCAGAATTGAAACGTTGTACGTAATCTTCTTCCGATTTGGAGTTGTGAAGAATGTCCCATGATGGTGACACGTACTTGTTTGATAATCCTGTAAACCATTTCGGAGGGTAGAGGGCAATACCGATCATCATGATACCAGCTTTTGCTAACTTAGCTCCGTTTGAGAAGTATGATGTATAAATCTTCATTTTTTGTAACTTTTTGCAAAGATAGATAAAATTATTTAATCAACAAATAGTTTCTTGAAAAAAGTGAGAAATTATTTTCAAGCGTACATTTTCTTAAGAAACTTCTTTAGATATTCGTTATTAATATCCTTTAGTGGAGTAGGGGAGAATGAGGTGTCTCGCTCTACGGTTAAGCCTAACTTAGTTGTTAGCCCCTGCAACTCGGTTAAGCTTGTGTAGCCGTACTCGCCTTCACCACTTCCATTGATAGTGATTCCGTAGGCGATATTGTTCTCTAGGTCAGCTTCCAATATGAACCAAGACCATGCACCAACACAAAGGAAGAACTTTGCTTGACAGATGGCTTCTTCCTTTTTACCATCCTGTGAGTAGAGAGGATATTTTTCCAGTCTCTTCTTAATTTCTTTCGTAATCAGTTTCATTGCTCTATAATAGTTATATGTTTTTAATATTACTCACTTTTAGATATGCTTGTTTTATATCCATATCTTCCGTTATTCCATAACGCTTTAATTCTCTAACCTTCTTTTTGGGGAAGTAAAGACAGATGTTTCCTTTCCATCCATTAAAGTTACCTATGTTTTCTAATAACTCTTTCATTGCTCTTATCTTTAAATTGTTATTATTTATTTTTGATAGTGCAAAGGTAATCATTTTTTTGCATTTGACCAAACGTTTTGAGCATAAAGTACTTTTTGCTAACTTAGTTTAACTTATTGTTATTCAGGTACTTATCGTATAGTATACTTGACGCATCTACTATCATCTGACTAGCATCAATTCCTAATGATTGATAGAAAGCACCATGTCCGCAAAGTGTTTCGTATGCAATTCGCATGATTCTACGTTCATCCCTTGTGAAATCATACTTAAAAGTAGAAAAGATGGAGAGTGCTCCTTTCAAATCTCCATCTTTTAGCTTTTGCACAGCTTGTGCAGTTTTACTTATCTTCATAAGGCTCAATGTTTCTTGTTGTGAAATCGTCTGCTGTCAAGATGATTTCTGATCCATTAACCATTTCTTCGACTTTATCGCATGCGTCACTGCCATTGATGGCATCAACCTCCACTACCTTTTGCAGGTTTTCGGTGACTTGCACTTTAACCTTGTGAATGGCAGCTTTCTCTAGTTCCTCTATTTGAAGATTGAACACTTCTAGGAGTTCTTTGATTTCCTTTTCGATTTCCTCGAAATCAATGATGATATCCTTCAAGCGTTTGGGTGCTCCATTTATACCATGACCTTCTTTGTCACACCAGTTTAGGGCTTCACTATCTGGATCGAAGTTCTCGTAGTAATCATCGAGGTTCTTCAAAAACTCATTCGGGTCATTGTTTGGCATTTCGATTGACATGTTGAAATCTTGACCAGCAGGAGAATAACGCTGAAAGAAGATGTAGGCAAGGTCATTGCCATTATCTGTAGCATCTACAGCCCAACCTCTAACTTGTCCTATATGGATAATCAAATCTAATAACTTCTGTTCCATTGCTCTAACTTTTAAATGTCGTTATAATGAAGACCTTCACCCTTCACTAGTTCGTGGTCTTCGTTTTCAACTAATTCTGAGAGGGATAACCAGCATCCACGATAAAGAGACTTCTTCAGCTCTTGATAACGTTTTTCTGCAACTCCCTTATCGGTGATGAGGGATTCTTTAAGTTGGTCCTCTGTGTAGAGATACCATATCAATTTGTATATCTTCATAATCGTATATTTTATGGTTCTACTATATATTCGTTAAGTGTATGCTGTTCTAGCATAAACTCGTAACCTACATTGTTAAGTTGACTTTGCTTATGATACCCAAGTTCATTAATCTGAGTATCTGTAGCATTAAACTTCCTTGCTGCTTTCATGCAATTTGGAAGGTTGCCAATAAAGAGCAATTCCTTGCTGTCTGTTGATAGGTGCTCATCTGTTCTGTATAAGAAATAAACCTGCAATTTCATATCATTTCGTATTTACATGTATAAATCCGCGTATCTCTTATTTACTCTACCAATAAGTCGCATGGCTTTTCTTAGCAATTTGACCTCTTTTTCTGATAGAAGGCTTTTAGGGGATGTTACAAAACTACCTAAAAGTTGCTCTAATTCTATTCTGTCTTTATAACTCATTCTATTCCTTTCTTTGAAATCTATAATTTGGGCATTCCCTTTTATTAGCTATCACAAGCAGGACAGGGAATAACAGACCATGCTTGCAACCATTACCATATTCGTCGGCTGCTTCGCAAGTTTCACAGCCATAATAGGTGTTGATGTTGAATGCGCTCATAACTAAATCTCCATTGCCACTTCAATTCCTTTCTTTGGATTCTTAGTAGCTCTGTCTAGGCAAACCTTTCCATTGAACACACCCTTGACGATAGCATAGAACTCGGTGGTCTTCTCGCCATCTTTTTGTGCAGTTGGTATTTTGCCAACCCTTTCACAGACTATTCCGTTTTTAGTAAGGATGGTGTTTGTGACCATTTCTCCGTAGTAAGACTGCTCTGTGCGCTGTTGAATGACTTTACCGACTACCTTGACTTGCATACCTTTCTTGATGGCATCAATACCACCTTTTAAGCTATCCTCGTAGTTCTTCACCAGGAAGAAAGCATAAACGAACTGCTCCGAGAATGTGTAGTAGTCTTTTGCTACTTTCTGCATTTCAACCTCGAATTGCGATTTAGGCTCTTTAGATAGCGCAAAATCGCAGACCTTTGTAATGTATGAGGTGTCAACCGTAAACTTCTTAGAATCTCTTATTTCCTCTAATTTGGCGATTGTTTCTGATGGGTAATAGTGACCATTTGCGTAATAGCCTTTCTTGTAAACAGGGCACTCGTCATACTGAGCCTTGCACATGGCGATCATGTCATTCTTCAAGATGGCATCCGTATATCTACTATCCTTAGGACCACCCCAAATTGGGATAAGGTCTCCATAGTCATCATCGGTGGCATATCTGATGGTGTGGTCGTAGGTCTCATAAAGTTTGCGTGTAAAGTTTGAGAGGAAGTCAATGTACTTCAATCCGAACTTTTTTATGCACTCGCAACCTACTTGCAGTTCATCGCCAGTTTGCGTATTCTCGATTACGTATGCGTTGTTACACCAATGACCACATAGGTCGCATTTGCCGTAATCAGCTCCATGCTCCTTAATCTTGAATACCAACTCTTTGGTTGTATCAGCAGGAGTAAAGGCTCCATTCTTATATGTGGCCAGCAATCTCCAATTACTTTCGTCTGGCATATTGATGGTGATGTCACAGATGTCATGCCAATACTTACCAATGATGGTTTGACAATCTTCTACTACCGCATGACGGAATAACTTTTTTCGTGGGTTACTAATGGTGTAGTCGAAACCTTCTACATTGCGCTTTGTCTTCTCAGCGAACTTCTTAAATGCGTCAACTGACTCTGATGGAATAAACGTCTTTATCGTATTCATTGCTCTTATCGTATTGAGGTAGGGTGGTTAGACCTACCATTTCCTTCTTATGCGACTTTCAAATATTTGCGTAAATCAACCAATACTGATGCTACGCTTACAAAGTATGGAATGCCATTTCTTTCTTGCTGCATGTGGATTCCGATGCTTTCTAGTACAGCTTTTTCACTTTTGCTGTAGAAGTTATCGGCTAGCATACCAAACTCGTTTTTGCCGTATGGCTTGTTCAATATGTTGAATAGCTGTTCCTTCTTCATTTGCTCCTTCAACTTGGTTGCTCGCTCTTCTCTAGCTCTTGCAACTCTTTTGAAGTTCATCTTCTCCCAAAGAATACAGAAAGCATCCTTATCTAGGTCACTTGCCATATATACATTCTCGATGGAAGCGTATTCGGTAGCATTGACCGACATTCCTACTCGCTGCTCAAATTCTTGCTGTGTCATGATTACTTGTATAAATATGGAGATGTTTCTCTTCTACATTACTCGAACGATATAAGGAAAATTGTAACCTCTTCTTCCATGAGTAAACCCATTATTTTTATTAAATCGGCAATCGCCAACAATAATGAGAGTCTTGGTTACTTTGCTGACCGTTTCTACACGTTCTTCAAATACATAGTGAACAATAATCTTGTCTCCAACCTTAATATTTTCTAATTGTTTCATTGCTCTTATCTCCTATTCTTTTAATTGTTATTATTTATTTTTGATAGTGCAAAGATAGTCATTTTTTGCGAATTGACCAAATATTAACTATCTTATTTTCAAGTACTTACAATAGTTTAACTTTTAAACTTCTTTATAGCCTGTTTGCTAACTTTTGCTAACTTTTTAATCGGACGTATTGTAGTTTGGGAAACTTTTACTATCTTTGCAGCATGAATATACAAGAATATCTAGAACAATGCTCTGTTAAGTCCGTGGACGAGCTTACAGACGAACAGGTTGTGAACTACTATAGCAAAGGAAATGCAGGTGTAGCTCAAATGTGCGCAGTAGAATTAGCTCTACAAAACTATCCTATTAGCGGCTTTACGAGAGAAGAAATAATGCTCTCTATTCGCAAGGCAATGAAAACTAAAACAAAGTTTGGTCTGACCTATATTACCAATGAATCAGCCGTAGGTCCTACCGAAAGAAAATCAAGATGGGTGGTAGAACCATAGACTACCACCTATCTTTTTGTCGGTTTGTTTAGCTTATAATACTTCTCATAGAGAGCCATAGCTTCATTATAAAGCCTTGGCAAAACCTTTTTGAAGTATTTATTGTTAGACCAATAATTTTCGCTTAAATGGGCTATAATATCAGCTAAACAATTATGCGAACTCGATGCGAAGTAATCTACTTCGTGTCCTAACATTCCCTGTATCCAGTTGTGGTCTTTGTCGATAGCTTGCAAAGTATCAGAGATTTTGCCAAATTGTTCCATTACATCATACGTTTTGTCTTTTACGAGTTTGAGCTCTTCAAATAGTCTATCAGCGATTTTCCATTGCGAAACACCTTCTCCATCTACGTATCTATATTCGGGCTTGTTGTAGTCAGCAAAAAACCTTTTATAAAGATTTTTGAAGTCTGCATTTTCTTCCCAATTACCTTGTAATGCGGCTTTAGCGTGTCCGTATTCGTGATATTGGAGACCCTTGCGATACCATTCTGAATTTAAGATTCTTTCCTTCAGACCATCGAAGTCTATTCGCACATGATTGTATTTGCTCCAAAAGTATGCTTTGTCGCCGCTGAGGGTGATACAAGGAACAAACTTGTCAAAGCTATCGTAGAACTCTTTCTTTCCGAGCCATTTGGTTGGACTTAACCCAATACCTCTAAAGCCTTCCACGATGGTATGAGGTGTATTGAAGGATAGCTTATCTAAGCCATACGCAATCAAATCTTGATCTGAAGACAGCTTGTAGATGTTGTACGCACCCTCTATCTCACGATAAACCCTTTCATAACCTCGGACATCAATCCTTGCAGTTTCTATGGTCTTGATATAATCATTGAAGCGAGGAATCCATCTTGTAGGAATGATACTCAAATCTGCTGTTCTCAATTCGTTCAGATGGGTAGCAGCTTCCATGACCTCCTTCAAGCCGTTATGATACTCGTCAAGAAACACCTCATAAGCCTTGCCCCAGCCTTCTGATTTGTAAGCCGACATAACTCTTATCCAAGAATTGACGTTATCAATGTTTGGTCCATAGAGATTTTGCATGAGCTTCTTTCCTGCCATAACTGCTTCCTGGTCGTCTAATGCAGTCTCCAATTCCCAATCATCGAAATCATCTATCAGCTTCTTAGGTTTCAACGGAATAGAGCGAAGGTCTTGCAGTTCCTTTCTAGCTTCTTCATAGGTAGCCTTCAACTTAGGTTGAATCTTGCTCACTGGATCGAATTGTGTAGGAGTGATATTCGCAAACTTCTTAGTTACTCCATCCCTCCAATCGCCGAAATTATAGCTATAATCAAACTTTGCTAGATAACTTTTCTTTGTCCTGCCGAAAGACTCTACAGCTTGACGAACCTTGTCATCATACTTGTCGAACATATCTGATAATACAGAGCGTTCACTATCAGTCAGCATTCCAAAACTCTCTTTAAATTGATGTGTAGTGAGGAATTTTTCAAAGCTTGATATATCAACTTCATAGGCTTTAGCATTTCGCCTTAATGTTGCTATGTCAGAATTATCTACATCTATGTTGTATTTCAATAAGTCTCTGTTCTTCCAAGCAAGCTTTATGGCTTTTTCGTCTCTGTCAGCATGGCGGTACTCAGCCGCGTCCTCAACGGACAGGTGCCAATACTTTCTGTTATCCTTCAAGAAGTATGGAAGTGTTTCAGCTTGCCCGATTCGGCTGCGGTTATTGCGTACCCAGTCATTAAAGTTCTTTGGGGTGCGAGAAATCATAGCTGACTTCTGAATAGAAGGAGAACCATAGTACTCTTCATCGCTCATCACAATAGGTACAACATAACACATGCAGTTAGGATGCCAACCTAGGAAGACAAAGTCTTTTGGGTATATTCCCAACAAATCATCACAGATGTCTGGTGCAGGATGGCGTTTACTCAATTTAATCTCATATCCCAAGATGAAGTCAAATTGTTGCCAACGTGTCTGCTCTGCCTTTCGGTAAGCCATGTTTATCTCGGTTCTTGCCAAACGTATAGAAGCGTATTGGCAATTCGCGCATGTAGCGGCTTTTCCGAACTTTTCTGTATAATCAGCCTTTAATGAAGGATAGTCTAACAGATACTTACTGATTCGCTTGCTGAGAACAACCGCAGACTGTCCTCTTTCTATTGCAGTTGATATGGTATGCTCCAACTCCTTTTTCAAGGCTTGTGACTGATACCATAGTTTCTGTGAAACAGACAACCCCTTATCAACCCTATTCTGAAAAGCCTTCAAAGCATCTGAATTAGTTTGGAAATACCTGTTGTACTTATCTCCTCCCTTCTCAAAATCATAAGCACGAAGTACCTTTCTTGCAAGTAGGTCCTGCATGATGTTACTTTCTTTCCACTCATTTGTGGTACCTGCATAGATGAGGTTATTCATCTGTGCAGCATAACTAGTCATGATGCCATTGATGGTTTGTTTCAGTTCTGGATAGTCCCCAAACAAGAACTCCGCAGAACCATCATAACCGACACCATCTATAGCAGTAGCAACTTGGCTAGCGATTCTATCATAAATGCTCTGAACTTGTGCCACGTAGTTAACTAAGCGTCTGTTCAGAGCATCGTATGCTTTCTTTTGATTGGGGATATTTGGTCTCATTTATTTCGGCTTATAATGTTCGTTTACACATTCCCTTTGATAGAGGATAGCAAACTCCTCATAAGGGCAAGTGCCCAACGTTGGCTCTCCCGTAACACTAAGATTACGTGGATTGGAAACGTGGGCACATAATTTGCAGAACTGAGGTTCTTTTGGAATAGGCTTAACCTTCTTCTTTGGAGACATAGCAATTAACCTTTACCTCTACAATCGTATTGCCATCCTTCTGATATACTCTCTGCTTCATGATCTTGGATTCGATAGTATTGAGTACATCTTTCTTAGCCTGTGCGAGAGTTTCCTTTGTTATCTCACGCAAAGCTTCTCTCATGGACTTGACATGATGGTCTCGCTTGTAGTGGCGAATGTAATTCTTGTCAATACTATAAGCCTTGGCACATACCTTTGGCTCTAGGATTTCTTTCTGTTCAAAGACAGTTACACCGATAGGGTAGAGTCTTCTAGCTAACTTGAATAGCCAAATTGCGATTTTTTTCTTCATAACTTGTGCAGTTTATTGCGTTTATATTGTTTGTTCACCCATAGCAAAAGCAGACTGCTGTACTGCTGCCGCATTAAGTTCATCCTGTCGAATATCCTCCATTGTCTGCTGAGGGTCTTGCGACTGCCCAAGCTTAACGATGGATTCAAGCTGACTTTCTACCGGCTTACCACCATTAGCCTTTTGTCTGATGGTGATGTCGTAGCTCTCATCCTTTGGTATGTAAGGAGTGATGATGTGGTCGCAGGTGACGTTATCTATCTCCTTTTCCCATTTTGGATTCATGACCTTCAAGAATGCCTTGATTACATTGAACTCTCTTTCAAAGAACTCCTTGAAAGCGCCCGATTCCATGCGAACTTTCAGATGTGCATCTGTGAGCAACGTCTGTCTTGCATCGTAGCCGATATTACCAAGAGATTTCATATTCTCAAAGCTAATATCTGGCATTTGAGAAAGCATCCAGTACAATCCGAGGAGGGTTTTATTCTGACCGCTAACCGCTTCTTGCGACTGGTTCCATGATACGTATGAAATATCGCCATCATTCTCGACTCTCCATATACGCAAACTTTCTCCCTTTTTCTCCTTTCCGACTATGCCACCCTTGACTTTTGCGATTGGTGCAGCGTTATATGCAATCACGTTGCTATTGCGACTGACATTATACTCAAATTCACTTCGGATATTATCAAGCCCCTCGTAGATGGCGTGAGGTCGAGACAGGTATGCTCCAGGAATCTTATGGATGATGATTTCCTCACCACTCTTAGTGTTTCCATCATCATCAACTTGTGCAGTTACTTCCTCCCACATTTCACTAAGGTTACTTTTCTTCCAAATGAAATGATAGTTTTCTGTAAAGGTTTCGAAGAATGTTATCGTCTCTTTATCGGAAACGGTCTTATCATATTCAAACGACATAGCTTGCATATCATCATACTCATCAATGATAGGGTACAATCTTACTCCATCCATAGGGGAGAAGGTTTTGCACTTCAACTTGTAGTTTGATTCAAAACCATATAGAGAGTTATGCTTCTTAACAGAATACCAGATGGTGAAGATTTCACAGCTTGCGAAATAGGCTAGTCCACGTTTGTAGTTCATGTTGTCAATATGAGCACAATCGTAGATTTTTTCTAATGCCTTTTGGATTTCCCTCTGAATATCATTTTCTGGAGTGTTGTACTTTCTCTTAACTGGTATAGAGAATGTAAATTCTGTTATTCTGTTTGTGAGCAGCTTTTCAAGGGCAACCGCTATACGGGATGATTTTTCACCATTGTCTTTATCACGAAGGCTTATGGTATCTGTCATTACCTTATGGCTTGCTGGCTCATATAAACTCAAAAGATAACTCCACAAAGGGACCATTACAGTCCTTCTGCGTAGCTCTTCTATCTTTTGGCTGATAGTATCAGTTTTCTTGAGTATTTCTTCGATGTTCATATCTTTACTACTTTTGGTGCAAAGATACTAAAAATATTTAATCAACAAATAGATTTAACCGAGAAATTGCATATTTATTTTCGCTTATATAGCTTTTTATGTTTTTTATGATAATGAATAAAGGCGATACAAGCAAATCCGCTTATACCGCCTTAGATAGAGCAATAAAATATCTTATGCAGGCATTAGTAATTGCGCCTTTTCTTTGTTCACGATTTCTAATACCATTTTAGCTGCCTTGTTTACGTCTGTCAAAACAGAAACGATGAACTTTGGTTGCTTTTTAAGCTTGCTGATCCAACCATCCAGGTAAGCAGCGTTATTATCTAAAATGCGACTGCTAAAGCCTAGGACGTTTCCGATAAGAGCTGCTCCAAGCTCCGCAACCAACTCTTCTCTTGCATAGTCCTTTTCTCCTTTCTCATTCTCAAACCCTCTATTCAATCTAGACTTGTGCCCTGTTGAGTGAACCATTTCATGTAGAAGGGTTGAGTAGTACTCCTGTCCATCTTCGAATATATCCTGCTCTGTATTGCCCTTCTTGAACTGACTTTTAAGAGGTGTTGTAATATCATCTACCCCAACTCTGTAGAAAGCTCCACTTGAATACTTGTCGTAGCGGATAGGGCAGAGCCACTTCTGATAAAGAAGCATATCATCAATTTTCTCGTTGACGTACATACCAGCCGTGTCTGTCGGCAACTCATTCTTATCTTTGAGACTGAACTTCTCCTTCAACTTATTCATCGTCTTAGGTGCTACCTCTTCGAGGTTGGTTTGGCTGAGGTTGAACACATTGTAGCTCTTCAAAAAAGGCTGGACTTTGCAGTCTAGTTGGGCTGATCGAGTCATTCCGTTGTAGCTGTCTTCTGTTATTTTGTTTCCATTCTTGTCTTTGTACTGAATGGACCAAAACAGAACAGGGAAGCTTTTCTCTCCTTTGTTCACACTAGCTCCTAATGCCTTTATCTGATTGAAGGTAGCAAAGATAGGATATTTGAATCTTTCTTCGTCCATCATGCAGAGAAACAGGAAGAACGAGTTCATTCCATTATATTCACGCCCTCCAAGGTTCACTGGGTTACCACCATAAGATGTGGTGAACCAGCCCATCTTCCAATCTCCTGCTTTCATCTTTTGCATTCGTGAAATCATCATTTCAGCGAAATGCTCTAAAACGTTGTCTGTCTTCATTGCTCTTACTTTTTATATGCAGTTATTACAATTTCTTACCATACATTCTTGCTATCTCATCGTAGATATATGCTCCGCTTGTATGAGGACTACCAAACAATCCAAGAATGCGGTTATCTACAGTGATGCTGTTTGTCTTGACGACAACTCCGTTTTTGATGTGGTCACAATAAACTTCATTGCCGATATGATAAAGCTCCATTTGGCGATTATAGGAATCTGTTCCAATGTACTCCTTACTCATGCCGACCTCCTTTCTTTTGAAGTTGCACCCATGCGTAATACATTTTGTTGAAGTAATCTAACCTCTGAAGGATTTCATCCTTGCTTAAAAAAGAACTTATCATGTCTGAATAAAAAATACCAGATTTTTTATCCAACATAGTGATGTCGATGAATCTTTGGTTAATACTTACTGATATGGTATTGTTATGTATTCTGCTAACCTTTACCAATACAGCATTAACTGCTTTCTTAAAGTGAATGTTTGTTCTGTCTAACATTTCATTGCTCTTATTGTGACTAGTTGGTTGGACCAGCCGTTACCTTTTTATTTACTTAACGTTTAAGAATTTAGAAACCTTACTAACAATTCCCTTTGCTGTTGAACATGTTGAAGCGGTTTCAACAGCCACGCTCTTACCATCCTCCCAATAGGTAATCTGAATTCTCAACTTGTTACCATAGAAGCAGTTAATTACATGCGCTCTAAGATTACCCTTACGAATGTCACCTTCGAAATAGTTATAACCTCCATCAAAATCACTTGTAACTGCTGCTACAACCTCAGCTTTGTTTGATACGTTTATTGTCTGTTTCATTGCTCTTATCTTTTAATTGTTATTATTTATTTTTGATAGTGCAAAGGTAGTCATTTTTTAGCATTTGACCAAATTTTAACCTCATTATTTTTCTTGCTTAACTTTATATAACTTATTGATTACTAGTGTGTTAAATAAAACCTATTTTCCTCTATATAGGGCTTTTTCTGAAAAATGATATAAGGATATGGAGAAGAAAAATAGACAGCTTAGAAAGGCTTATGTGTGATTTTTGCCGTTTCGTTAACTTAACTAATGTTACAGGAAACTACAGGAAGCTAATTTGACAAGAAAAACGCAAAAACTGCTTTTAACATGGTGTTACGGAGTGTTAATTAGGCGGTTTGTCACCTTTTCTTGTTAGCAACTTCCTTAATTCTCGCACCTCATTCCTCAAATCAGCGTTTTCTTTTCTGAGTTGCGAAATGAGGTGATTATATGATAGTTCTGTTGTCTTATCCATATTACTTGAACTTGATGATGAAAAATTCATGATCCAACCACCTGCCTGGGCAAAGACCTTTCTTCGGCTTGCCGATGGTTATACTCTCAATCTCCTTTTCTACCTTTGGGCTATCGTCATAGTAGCCGTTCTTGAAGAGAACGTGAGTGAATGGTACGAACTTCATTGTACCATTATTCAGTTTCTCCTTGATAGTATTGATGTCTATAAGCATCTCAAATGTCTTGCCGATATGGAGCTTATCGTACTTATCGAAATCTTTGCACTCTTCATCCTTGATAAGGAGAAGACGACTCATCCAAAAACCTTTAATCACCCGATACTCTTCATTCTTTTCGCCCGACACTATCATATCGAACCATTCCTTGCTGACTGCGAGGGTAAGAACCTTCTTCTTTGCTTCTGATAAATACTTATCCATTACTTTAGTTAATCTTTCCATAAGCTAACTTATTTTCCCTCTGTTGCTACAACAAAGAAATCGTCACCAATGTCTTTTCTTCTATTTAACTCTTTGCAAAGTACAGATGTATCAGCAAGGTTGATATGCTGGTTTACATACTTCTCCTTATCTGTGAAGGTAAGAAGAGTTTCATCGGGGTTATTTACTTCCACTATATTCTCTACACTTTCCGAAAGAGATTTGATTTCTCCATGGATAAAGTCATACACATTTTTGTCGATAACTTTCTGTCTTGTCAGAGTTTCGACTGCTGTTTGAATCTTGAAGATTGATTTTTGCATTTCTTGTTTCATAATCATATTTTGTTTATTTTAGATGAACAACAAAGTTTTTTGGCTTAAACTCGACAAAGCCATTGTCCTTTTTCGTTTGAGTAGTCTCAATACTGAAACCTGCGCAATCCTTAACGAGAACTCTTATTTGAGAACCAACCTTACAGGAAAGCTGAACATAATCAACTTTCTTAAAGTAATGTTCGATAGTGTACCCATACTGAATATAAGGTTTGCCATTACTATCTAATCTAGCAGTTAACCGGTATTCTAATCTTCCTTCCCTCTTTACACCATCGACTAGTGTATGACACCAACGTGGAGTGCAAGGTAAACATACTAGTCCTACCTTGCCTTCTTTGATTTCATCAAACTCCTTCTCACCTATAGTAATATTCAAAAAAGTCATTTGCTAACCCTCCTTCTCGTTAATTTTAGTAATACGATCATTGTAGGCATCATAGTCCTCTTTACTAATCTCAATAACGCTATGTATGAGAGTTGTACCGCTAACCATATCATCCTTGAATTTCTCTTCTACGTCCGTGATGAGGTTCATGATAGGATAGAAAACTATATCCTTCTCTTCACCTTTAACAGAGCTCGTAACTGAGGTATAGGTTAATTTGCCATCCTTACGCATGAAGGCGGCTACTGCGTAATAATATCTTTCTCTTATCATAAGTCATATCTTTTTAGTTTATTTGCACTACTTGATATTTCTCTAATATCGAAATGAGTTTTACCAGCAAACCTAGCAAGGCAATTCATCAGCTTGCGAGAATATCTTTCTGTAATCTTTTTAGCCTTTACGATACGATGGTCAACTCTGCCATGACAACCACCTTTAGCGGCATAATACAAAGCCCATCTAGGCTCCCAGTATTGCTTAATCTTAGGCAGCTTTTTCGATACATCTAAACCATCCAATACCATCCTTAAATAGTGAGGACTTCCGTAGCAACGTTTCATTATCTTCTTAGCTAATCTAACCTTCATACGCTATTACTATTTTAGTTCATCAAAATCTAGCCACTCTATCTTATCGTAGCACTCGTACAGAACTTCAATACGCTGTGTTCCGTCTCCTCTTGTGACAATCCATACATCATCACTCATTGCTCCGTAGTGAAGAGCCGTAGGATTTACGCCACCTCCACTATATCGGAACATCACCCACTTTCTTAATGGTGGCTTATCTTCTTTTAAGTCGCGCCATAATGATGCAGCATTCACGTAAGGAACGTTTTCCGTATCACAATCGGTAACACCAACCTTTTCTGAGCTGAACGTTACTCCGTTCAGCTTATTGTAATCTACCTCATCTTCGTTGCTACAGATGTTGAGGTAAATCTTCTTTGGTATATTCTTTACTTTCATAAGCTACTTCTTTTTATTACAAGGACAACTACTAGCGTGAATAATAACGCAAGCTCCATGTTCCTTGCCCACAAACAGGTATTCATGCCCTTTCTTGGTGAATATTTTTATATTAAACTCTTCTTTTTTGTGTGGAGTTCCTAAGCTGAAAGAAACCCTAAAACCAAATACCCCTATTATGAAAATCAAAAAGAGCCAAACGGCTGATTTGATAAAGTCTAATATCTTATTCTTCATACGCTACTTATCGAATTTGTTGCCGACAACTACCATATCTTCAGAAGAGTAGTGAACTAAGAAATCTTGCCCAAAGCAGAAAGCAGCAGCTTTACTATCCCAATTAATATCACCTCTTCTTTCCGCATTGTTATCTTTGTGCATAATCATATCCCCCTCATAGATAGGTGTTCCGTTCTTGTCTTTCAGTCCTGTGAACATACAGATAGTACCTGGATCGACTTCTGCACATCCCGAATAGAATGGTTTATGATCAATGGGTACTATCCATATAGTATTTTCGAAATGAGAAATTTCCCCCTCTATCCATTCTCCGTTGTCAAGACGTTTAGCCCTAAATTTGATATTTTCTATCTTCATATCTATTTTGCTTTAACGTTATACACTCCATCAATGACCTCACCCCATAACACACGGGACAATAGTGTTTACCATCAATCATTTTCCAATTTGAGAAGTCTTCAATATCAGTACTCTTGTCGTAGAATAGTGCAGAGCAAGTATCTGTACCTCCAAATACTTCTCCGCATCTATCGCAAACAATCTGATACATTGTAATTGGTCTATACATAAGCTATTCTTATTTAAGTTCTACTGGCTCATCGTCATAAGACAAATCTCTTCCGATGAGTTTCTTAATACTTCCCTTTGGAAGATGAAATATAGAGTAACCAATCCAATAGTCTCCAACTCTAAATGGTTCTGATCGTGAGATTAATTCCTCACCGATTTTATCAACTGCTACCCATGCCATAACTATATCTTTTTAAGTTTTATTTTTATTGCCTTCAAATTTCTTTCACCTCCATCCCAGAAGCATGAACGTCTAAGATAGAAAGGTTGACCTTTAAGCCAAGGGAACTTATCATAAAAAGCCTTCCATTTAGCCTTTCCTGCCTTCAAAGAAGGCACTTCAATACAACTTCTAGCATAGCAGCTACCAAATACTAATGTATTATCACAAACGTTTTTATCCATAACTATTCCTCCAATTTTAAATCAGTTCCACAATTACGACTTTCCTTTAGGAAGTCATTAACTTCTTCCTTGTAGCTATAACCACAATCCTTCTGAAGAGCCTTTATCTTCTTATAACCGATACCAGCTTCTCGGCAAAGTTGTGCTGCTGAGCTATAATCTTTGATGTAGCCAATCACATTTTGGATAACTGACCACTGACCTCGCTCGAAGTCTGTAACGCTATCATCTTGTGGAATGCCCAATGCTTTGTGGCACAATCCACACACTCTTACCATTTCTTTTTCAAGCTGCTCAAAGGAGTACTGTCTCCAGTGATATGTAAGGTAGCTTGCACTACCCAATGCTTCTTTAACTTTATTGTTCATACTCAATCCTCTAATTTCTTGATCAATAAATTACTTTTCTTATTAAATGGTTTGTAACCACTGCGGAGATACCAATCTAGAACAAAGCTATCAGATTCATCTTTGTTAAATTCTAATCCGATTGTCTTCACTCCATTCAACTTAGCTTGTTGCTCTGCTAGTTGTAATAGGCGTTGCGCAACACAATTTCTCCTATGAACAACGTCCACCCAAAGTGCATATATTAGAGCTTCAGCTTTGCCGAAAATATCACTAACATAAAGCGGAATGGATATTTGAACAGAACCAAGATTTTCTTCATCAGTTATTAAAATTCTGATTTCGTCCTTCCATGTCTGTTTTTGTATCATACTTATTCCTCCAATTCTATGTTATTTTCTGCTGCGTAGCCATCTTGTGCTTCCTCACAATACTGACCTTCGCAAAGCCAACCTATGCCGATGTTATGTTCTGAAATAATGTTCTTGTTGCAATATTCACAGATAGCATCGCCAAGTTTATTTTGTAATTCTTCTCTAGTCATAATCATCCTCCAATTCTTTTTGAATATCGTTCAACCACACAAGAACTTCATCAATATTAATGTTAGAAACATATCCCTCTTTATGCTTTCTTAATTGATTCTTCTTTTTGATAATTATATTAATTGCAGTTACTTTACTCATTGCTTATCCTCCTTTTTTTCTGATTCTTTCTATATGCTTTAGTTGCGCAATACTTATATTGCCATATCGTTTATACATACTTTGGAGATATACAATATAGCCAGCTAATGTTATTTTATTTGCATTCATATTCTCTTCTTTTTACCACCTGTGAATACTTGTGTCATGTTTATCGCAGATTTAATATCTTTGTACCTGACACCACAAACTGTTGCCACATCTTTAATTGCCTCATCCATTTTGAATTGCATTGCCAAAAACTGATTATTCTTTATCAAGTTGACGATTTCTTCTTCTGTATGAATGCCTTTCCAAAAAAGTTCGGTATGGTCACCAACTCTGTCTTCATCTACAGAGAACGGAACACCATAATTTGTATAAACCTCTCCGTGATGTTTGATAACGTGGCGACCAGGATTCTTTCGGATATTATTTATCCAAGTTTCATTATCGCACTCACACCACATATTATATTCTGCCCCTGTCAGCGTTTGGTCAATGCCAATAGGATAATGACCGGAACACCCATTTGTTCCAAAATAAATAATCTCTGCCATATTCTATTCTTTTTACCCTCTCCATGATGTTATCAAAATAATAACGGATTGGAGTCTTTATGAGCCTTTCACTCATTAACGTTCTTCGATGTGTACTAAATGCTTGATGCCTTTTCCACATAAGAGTGCTCTGAGGTGAATTGTCAAGCGGTAATTGATATTTTACGGCTACACCTAATGCCAACCAATCTAATTCGAGCACGGCTTTTTTCATTATTATCTTAATTTAACCAAGGAGAGGGTGGTTAGTTACTCAGTAACAACTTCCCAATCTTCCGCAAATACATCAGATACGGAAGGAACCCAAGAATCTGCTCTTCCATCTGGATTGATGATAAGCATCTGATTAGTATAGTCAATATGAGGATTCTCACGACTCATCAAGATGCTCTTAGCAGACTGAGGGAGTGACTGCATGTTAGGGATGATGTCACTAGTGATATGAGAAGGAACCTGCTTAACGATAAACAATCCCTTGCCATTCCATCCCTTGCGTCTTACCGCAAGACCTGCCTTCAATAAGTCAATAGCACCACCGAAGTTAACAGAGCCTAGTTCACGATAGGCTTCCTCAAACACACTCTTAGGATACCAAGACTTATATTCGTTCTTGTACTCTACTAAGTAGCCATTTTCCTCAACGGTTGCTGGCTTAATTTCTACACCAAGCACTTGTGCTTCTGTAACAGTCATAGGTTCTGCCTTTATGACCTTTGTACCAATATACTTTTTCATAATTACTTATATTTAATCCCATAAGGGATGATTAGTTTTACTAAAGTTCATCAAACTCTTTCTGAAATCTCTGTTTGGTTTCATTCAGAAGCTGCTTGAATTTAGTTTTAAACTCTTCGTCACATTCTGATAATCCATAAATACTGTGAGCAATGTTTGTCGAATGAGAAGACATATTCAAAAGCTCATCTACTTTAGGAATCAAGCTTTTTGCTAAAATGTTAGCTCTTTCTAATTTGTCTATATTCATAATCTATTTATTTATATCCTTTGCGGATTGTTATTACTCTACTACTTTCTCTAGGGAAAAATAATCAATTCCCCAAGATTCGTTTACGTCTTTGTAAGGTTCTCCGTTTTTCTTTATTTTTCGGATAAGAAAATGAACATCGATTTTATTCTTGCCGAGATACATAGCATTTTTTAGACGTTCTATGAAAAAGATATTGCCATTTTTATCTTTCACCTTGTCACCTTTCTGAAAAGGTAACAAACTAAGAAAGTCGTTCATTATATCATTCTTCTTTATGCGAAGCTTTAATATTTGTGAATCCACCATCTTTAAACGACCTTCTACATTCTGTAATTCGTTGTATAATTCTATTTCTGTCATATCTTTAAAAATTATGCCCGAAGGCGCTTTGTAATTTCAAATTGTTCGTAAAGCGGTGATTTCTTAACATGAGGTATAGAACCCAATCCGTTGTTACCTGTTACTATCACTATCTCCATATCACCTTCATTATCACAAAGGTCTTGAAGCTGTTGAATAAATTTACTTATAAGCATACTATCATATTTTTATGCCCGAAGGCAATTAATAATTACGTCTTATCTCAACTTTCCACTCCTTAGAAGAGAACTTCTTTTTGAGGTTTTTAATTAAATTCTCTATCTCTTCAAGAGATTCGAAGGCATTAACTAAATCCCCTACTTGATACCAATAGCCCCATCTGTCTGGTTGCTTATCTATCTCCTTTTGAGTGAGTGGTCTAACAAACTCCCCTTTGATGGTTTGATATTCATTTGGAATTTCAATTCCACCCAAATATCCACTTACCGAGCTGTTACCACACACATTGCTTACTTTAATATACAATTTTGCGTAATAATGTATTGCTCCACCACAAAGACCACAAAAAGAACTAATTTCGATATTCATGAGTCTTTTTTTGTCTTTAGTATAGCTACCCATAGTTGTATATGTTTTATCAGAAAGATCAAACTGAAATCCTTCTCCAATATTCTGAGGAATAACCCCAGTTATCTTAGATATATCATATCCATTTTCTATTCGTAAATAGCTGTTTGTATTCATACGCTTTGCTTCTTGTGCCCGAAGGCGTTAATCACCATATTTATATAATTCTTCTTCACCACTTGAATCATACCCACAACAAGGACAAACCCATCCATCTATTATAACGGATTTTTTACACTTAGGGCATAAGCCTCTGACTTTATTAAAACTTTCTAAAGCATATTGGCAAGCTTTCAAATACTCTAATTCATCTTCGTCAGCTTGATTATCAATAAGTGCCTTATATTCATCCTTATCTAAAACTACAACTTCTAATGCCATACCTACACCTCCATTTCGTGATTAATACCAAGACTGAAGAGAAGATGCTGAAGTTCGTGGCAGTATTGTATCTCTACCATATTATTTCCATCAACCTCTACATATAGATGACCTTTATTAGATTTATGCTTAAAGTCTATCCCAATATAAGAAATAAACCCTTCTGCTACATCTAAGTAATAGTACCATCTGTTTTGTGTTCTCCATCCATTCTTTTCTAGAATATCTGTAGTGATAGGAATCGGAGATACCCCATCATTATAAGTTAGAATCCAATCGTCGTTAGAAGAACCTTGAAACCCTTTACCAATAAATACGACAAGACTATAGTAACCTTTTCTTCTTAAAAAAGTATTTGTTACGAAACCTATTTTTCCAGTAGCTTCTCCATATTCAATTTTTACTATATCTCCTGGAATATATTCTAATTTGTTCATATGCTTTACTTTTTACGATGATTATACTTCTTTATAGCATCTTTCTTTGAAGCTGCCATAATTTTTATCCCCTTGATGATGAACTCATGCTGCGCCTTTGGCTGACACTTCTGTTTATCAGAAGGAACGCTTCCTTTCGGCACATTGAATCTAAAACTAGGAAGACCAAAAGGAAAATCACTCATTTGGTATTCCAATTCAGTTTGCATACTAATCATTGATAATAATCCATTCATAGCTTTACTCCTCAACTTCTTTAAAGATTATATTTTTATGGTCTGAGCGTTGTTTACTTTCGCATGGATATTTTCTCCAAACTTCACAAGCACCCTTACTTTCAAAGAAGCAACCCGCACAAGTTATAGTCTCAGTAACAACGATACCCAAGACAACTCTTTCGCCAACTTTAAGCTCTTTCATACCTAGTCCTCCACGTCTTTAGTTGTGCCTAACAAATGCTCATTACCAGCATAAGGAATACAATATGCCCAATTAGCCCAAACGCAACAATAAAATCCATCTTTGTCTATATAACCAAACAAATTTGCACGCCAATTTTCTGATTTACAATTTCTAACTAACACCCTATCAAATGGTTTCAGCTCATCAAACTTTGGCTTCAAGCCCACAATCTGTTTCTTCTCACTATCCCAGCGTTTGCCTTCCTTTGCGAGAGCATCAAAGAGTTGCTGCTTTTCCGAGTCCGTGGCAAATCTTTTAATACGACTTATACGACTAAAAAATTCGCCTTCTACTTGGTTGATATATAACTCATCATCCATATAAGCATGATAATATATCTTTCTAGTTAAACTAATTCCTCTGACAAGAACTATTGTACCCGAATCAGACATTACTATATCTCCATCCTTGAACTCAGGCTGAGGTTTCTCTACTTCCAAGGTCTCACGATTCAGCTTACCACCTAACTTTTCTTCGATGGTGTTGATGTAGGTCTGAGCAGCATCTTTACCTGCTTTTTGAAAATCAGAAGTTAGCAATCGTTCTTTTTCATAGAACTGTTCTGTATCATTATTCTCTTTCCAAAGATAATATTTCCCTACGAAAGAGCAATATGTATCATCGACAAATCTTTCAAATATAATATGTACATCCCCATCTTTATTAACCAGTACATCACCCTTCTTCCATGAGAATTTGCGCCAGTCACGCATTTCTTTTGATGGAAAAACGACACATTCTCCATCATCATACAATTTGCCATTTTTATCAAGATACCCTTCTCCACCAGTCATAAAACCAAACTTTGAATTATAGAAGGATATTTTGAAACTTTTATCATCTACTTCTTCTAACTTGCATTTACCACAAGCGGAAGAATATAACTTCGTTCCTTGCGGCTTATCCTTTAGGATTTCCACTATATTAATCTTTGCTTCCATAACTAAACCAATTTTTGCGTTAAACAATACTGGTAGTAACTCATACTACCAACGTTTTTTGATATTTTTGGCAGCTCACCATCATAAGGAGTGACTTTCAAGCCATCAATGAAATCAGCATTCTCAGTTGATACCTCGGTATCAAGCTCATTCATAAACACCTTTTGCGCTGTCGTAGAATGGCTTTCTGCTCTAAGCTTACCGAGTGAACGCCAAACCTGCTTGCGATGGATGAACAATCCATGCAAAGGAATAGTTCTTACTTCTACTTTTGTACCCATCTATCTTTCAATTAAGTTAGCTTTCAACTCTCTCAACTGATTCAAAGCATCATCGAGAGCGTTATGATTATTATTCTCAAAGGTCTTCCACTCTTTAATGAACTCCTTTGCGGTTCTGATGTCTCTAGGTTGCCAGAACTTCCAGGGAGCTTCCATATTAAGATACTCACATATGTCTTTAATGCAAAATAGGTCCATTGCCCCTTTAGTCCACACTATAGTGTCTTCTGTATTGTATCTATTAAAGATTTGATATAGCTTATCTACTAAAAATTTGTAGCTATGGACAATATGAGTAGGCTTATTACTTTCTGGACTGTTCTTTTGCTGAATCCACCAGAGTAAAGTTTCTCCAGTGAATGTCCTTTCACAAGTGTTCCAAGTTTTAGGTTCTGCTTGTATCAGATAACGATCTAATACATCGAAATTTTCATCTGCTGGTACTATGCCGATTTGTGTAATAGCAGCATCATTTCTTCTACCTAATGTTTCTATATCTATAATAATATGTTTTGCCATTTTCATAATCTAAACCATTTAAAGATGATAATAACTATTTGATACCCTTGCGCCCAAATCGAAGCACCCACGGCATCCGGCTTTAAGAAGCGTTTCTCTAACTTCTCCAAAGCCTCTTTATACTTCTGCTCCATGTGCTTGCAATGAAGTCTCTGAGCTAATTTAAGTTGCTCGACAACACCCTTGCGAGCAACTCTATATTGTTTATCGGACATCATAGCCTTATTCGTTCACATAGTTGATTACGTGCTCCTGTGCTTGCTCATGCAAGTTATCAAAAGCGTCTTCTATAACTTTGGCTGTCTGATCGCCATTAAGGTTCTTCAGCATTTCGCCAACAACTTTTACCTGATGTTCTATAGGTAAAGAACAGAACTCTTCAACAAGGAAGCTTTTCTGATAATTGTAAGACATATCGTGAAATAAGTCTGATAAATCTACGTTTGCTTTATATACTGACATAATCTTAATCGAAAATATGATGGTTCAACTTTCTTTTTCTGAGGTTTCTCTTAATCACTTCCATATCCTTGTGGTCGTTAGTGTGGTCCGCAAGAAGCTTGATGATTTCATAGATGTCATTTGCGTTATCCTCCAGGTTGGCGCAAATTTTCTCGTCACCGAAGAAACTCTTATTAAAGGGTTTCAAATGGAAGTAGTACTTTTTGGCTGCATCCTGCATCTGAGTGTAGTGCATCTTCTGCTCTTGCTTGTAGCGAACGCTTAACAGCCTAAACATGCCCTGTTCATCCTTGATGAGCTGATCCAATACATCTGTTACCATTGCAATCAAACAGCCATTGACCTGCAGGCGTTGAATAATCTTTTCCTGCTTCAAGCCAGATGTTACACCAAGCTCTGAGAGTGTAACCTTCAAATCGTTTACTGTAACTTTCTCTTTTCCCATTGTCTTACTTTTTAATTATCAAACCATAAACCTGTATATCTCCATTCCCATTGATGGCAAGTGTCATTAGGCTTCTTGCCTTCACAATAGCATATATCGGAAGATATGCAATTACTACATACATGTTTCATATCTTTTGTTAAGTCAATGTGAAATCGTTCAGTTCTTCGTAGACAACTTTAAGCCATCCTTTCATGTATATGATGGCATTCAATGCACCATATTCTTTTCTACGTTGTTTTGCTTTGTAAAGCATAGCTTCAATTGAAGCTACTTCGGATTTAAACGTTTCTTCGTATTTCATTGCTCTATATATTGTGGAGTGATGGTTAGTCACCCCATTACCTTTATGCTACGTCTTGAATCCATTCTTTGAGAATTGTACCATCTTCATTGAAGATATCAAGCTCTACTCCGTCATACTGAACTTTCTTGCCTTCGTCTAAAGCAATCTCGAAATCCAAATCTAAGATGTGCTTTACGTCACTGAATGTTTCTTGTTTTTGACTGAGTGGCTGATTTTCAAAAACAACATCTTCGTATGTGTTATCTTTGAACTTTGTTGCCTTAATAACGTACTTTACCTTTTTCATTGCTCTTATCATTTAATTGTTAAACTTATTTGTTGTTTAATTAACTGATGCAAAGATACAAAGAAATTTTGGATTGACCAAACGTTACTTTCTTTAATCGCTTTTTAGCAACTTTATTTAACTTTTAAACCGCATAACAATCTGTAATTCAGATTGTTTTCGGCATAATGAATGCGTTGTCTTACCAAGACTTCCCCTACATCTTCAAGGCTGATTTCTCCTTTCTCGATTCGAGGATTCTCGCAGATTTTATAGATAACGGTGCCATCCATGCAGATAACAGGATATGGAGCCCCATCATCATTAGGACGATCTGAGAGGCAGACATGACGAGCTGCTTCATTAATACGCTTCTCGAAATCTTTCTGTGATTTCTGTTTCTTTCTCTCCTGTTGTAATGATTGGTCGCCAAGAATTTCAGCCTTGAACCAATCTGTAACGTCTTGTAACATCTTCATTGCTCTTTTGTTTGTAGTTTATATACTAATGTCTTTTACCCCACTTAATAGCATTGTAAATGGCGTTTCTAAACATTCTTCTTTCCTCATCATTTTCAAGGAAGGTTGCTAATCTAGCTTGCTTTGTAGCAAACAAGAAATCTTTGTCTTCTTTAATTTCCATATCTATTTTCTTAATGATTTACCTGTGAAAGGGACAAACTTAGTGATGGCTTTTAACCTATCTATAGTTCGTTCTCCATATTTTGCTTCGAGTTCGTTTGCAGTTAAGTTGGTGGTAATGATGAGAAGCTTTCCCTTTTGCTCTGCTGCATCACATAACTCAGAGAATGCGCATCTAACATTACCAAAAATCTTCGCAAGCTCTTCTGTACCAACATCATCAATACAGATGATGTGAAGTTTTAGAATCTCGTCAATCTTTGTATTTAGCTCCTGGGCTGAAAAGATACTCACGATTTTTTTGCAAGAGTCTTGGAGTAAGAGCGGTAGAATATGCTTTGCTATTAGAGTCTTTCCGAGACCGCACCCACCTGTAATAAGAAGTCCCCTGCCTTCGTTGTCAGACATCCAATCAACAATAGGGCGATAATTCTTCTCTATCCATTTTGCATGAGATTCCTTGCCAAAGGTGTATCTTTTAACAAAATAGTCTAGTCCACCACGAAGCCTTTGTTCTGCATTAGGAATCCTTATTCTCACCTTATCAGCGAGAAACAAGTCTTCTCCTCTTTCGAACCTTTGAATAATTTGATTGAAATCTACATTCATAATTACCATCCTCCTTCGTTATAATCTTTGTTTTCCGAATTATGTAAAGCTGTGCCAGATTGCTTTGTTCCGAAGTCTTTATTTCGTCTTGCCCAATTCTGTAGTCTTAGATTTAAATCCCATGTTTTCTCAGTCTCACACCTCATCCTTGTTTTGGATTTATTCGTTTCAGACCAATAGTCATAGAACTTTCTGATCATATCCTTACCATAAGTAGCAACATAAGGAACCAATTCTTGATAGAATTTCTCCTTTCGCTTTTCGGTTGCTATTGCAATCTCCTCTTTCGTTTTCTTTGGCTTATCTTCCTTAGGTGCTTCTTCGGCAGGTTTAGCATTTTCTTTTTCCTTTGTCTCATTTTTAGACTTATCGGCTTCATCAGCAAAATAGTTGTCATAATTGCAGATAGTGATGATGGAGTATAACCTTTCCGTACTCACTTCTATTAGCTGCATTTTTATTAGCTTTGACAAACAGGTTCTAACCACTTGTTTTCCTGCACCAATAATAGTGCTGAGTTTTCCAAGACTAGTTAAAAACTGCCCTCTATGCTCGACTATCCCATCATGCTTTACTTCTTTCTCTTTTGCATTGTTGAGCAAGTATAGAAAGAGGGAAAGCATTTCGGGTTTATCGAACCAATCCCAATCAAAGATGCTGCGAGGAAGTCTTATCCAATCTGCCATAGTTGTACAATAAAACCTCAACTTTCTTGTTTAGCTGCTTACGCAGGTGGAACCCAAACAATACTAATTGAGGTCTGAATATTTTTTATCCGAAAGTTCCACGTTTCAGAGATTTAATTTCTTCGGTGCAAAGATAATAAATTATTTGTTGATTAAATAATATTGCCGCAAATATTATCAAATATTAACTTTGATACCTTTGAGACTGCTAAGTTTCTTAACCTCAGCCGTATAGTGAATAATCATATCTTCTAGTTCACTATTAGTGAAGTGACATGTAGAATGCGCCTTCACGTTTAGCAAATCAAATCTTTGCTGCCCTATTTTTTGAATGAGGTTGCGTTGGTAGCCTATGAGGTGGTCCGCAGAGAAACGATTGCAGTATTTACATTCAGCATGGCAGTTATCTTCATTGAATCTAGTTGCCATGTGGCGGCGACTATGGAAGTGACCGCAGTCCACATCTTCAAAGCTCTTTATCTGCCCGCAGGATATACACCGAACATAACCATTAGCCATGACATCACGCAAACGGATATAAAGAGAGAATATCCGATCGAGCTTTTTAACCAAGTTAGGTTTGCTCTTAGAAGTAGTCTTTTTTGCCTCTTTTTTTTCGGTTTGAGCCGCTTTTGGCTTGCGGTTGAAATAGTATTTATTCATAACCATAGGACTCTTTAATACAGCTTATTTCCGTGATGGTATTCTCTGCTTTCGTTATAACGCATCTTCAAGTTGATGTGCTGAACGAGGTCGATTCCAAGTGCTTCTGCCCATTCAAATACGGAGGAAAGAATACTTGTATATAAGACACAGAACATTTCTGCCTTTACACTTATAGATGAGTTAAGGTTGCACGAAACAATAATTCTAGTAACAACCATAGCGTTCTCAGTAAAGCTATGCTGTTTAGCACATTTAACCTCAGAGTCAAATGTGGAAAATCCGTCCTTTGCCACAACACCACAAACACCCATTAAATCAAAGACACGAATACAAATATCTGCCAACTCGCTTTCTACTTTTCCCTCGATGGTATCAGAGTAGTATTTATTGAACAAACTGCCACCATGGTCGTTGGCAAGTACGGTTTTAAGACCTTCTTTGTCAAGGTCGTCCATATAGTTTCCTTTGCGGTCAGCTTGTACGGCTTCTGCTACTTCTGTGCAGACCATCATCAACCAATGCGCATTAGACTTTTCTTCTTCATGCCATCCATGTTTGACAGCATTATCGTAGGCTTTTTTAACCCACTCATTAATCTGTTTTGCTTCAATTTTCATAATTCAAAAACTTACGTTAGTCAATTGTTTACCTAGAGACTTGATACACCATCTTGATGAACCTTGCACCTCTAGGTCTATTCTTAAATCAGAGACTTTTCCGAAGGAACGGAAACTACCACCAAGGTCGATTATCCATCCATCTTTATCCTTGAAAGGTCTGATAGCTCGTCCCACCATCTGATAGTAGAGACTCAAAGACTTCGTTGGTCTTGCCAAGATAACCGTGTCAAGTGCAGGATAATCAAATCCTGTGGTGAGAACTCCGACATTAGAGACAACTTTTATGGTGCCATCCTTGAACTTCTCCAAGATAGCTTCACGTTCTTTCTTTGGAGTCTCGCCTGTAACGATTGCAGAATTAATACCTTTCTGTTGCAGTTTGTCTGTCAATCGTTCCGCTTCTTCCGTGAATCGAGTGAAGACCAAAACTCCTTTTCTCGGTATTTTATTCTTTGGCTTCAATACACGTAGGGTAGTGGAAGTAAGCTGATCATAGAATCCGCTTCGTTCATATTCCAACTTTAGGGAGTTTTCATCAAAGTCGTTTCCTGTTGAGTTGGTATGCACATTAGACATATCTAGCTGAGTGCAATCGAAGTATCTCAAATCGGCAAGATAACCTTTTGCAAGCAATTCTGAAATCTGACAATAATACAGAACCTCATCGAATATTCTTGGTCTAGTTCTCGTAAGGAACTTTAGCATCGAGGTACCATTAAGTCCCCTTCCTAGTCGATATGGTGTTGCTGTTAAGCCGATAACCTGTCTATCCGCGGCTTCGAAGAAGGTTTTGTATTGTCCACCTTTAGCATTACAAAGATGGCATTCGTCAACCATTACGTACTTGAAGTGCTGAAAGTCTTTCATGTGGTTCATAACGCTTCCGATGGTGGCAAAGGTTATTCTGTTTATATCCTTGCAACCAACAGAAGCGGAATATACTCCACAATCAAAAACACCATAGCTTTGCAGTTTAGCGAAGTTTTGCTCTAGAATTTCCTTTGACGGACAAAAGATGAGTAGCGGACTATCCAGCTTACTTGCAATATCTGCGATTACAAGCGACTTGCCTGCGCCCGTAGGCAAGATAAGAAGTCCATTTTTCTTAGTCTTGCCTGTGAACGCTCTGACGGCAGCATCACTTGCTTGTTTCTGATATGGTCTGAGTGTGTACATGATTACTCGTCTTCATCATTACCATCCTCATCATCGTCACCGAAAGGAAGGTCATTATCATCAGTCTGATCCTCAGACTTTGTTTTTGGCTTTTCCACTTCGGGGAACTCGATGCCGAAAACTTCCTTCATAGCCTGCTGATTGACATCTTCCTGGCTCCACAAGCCGCTTCTGTCCCAATCTGGGATTTTCTGAACCTTGCAAAGCTGGAACTTATCATCTACCCAAGCAAAGAAGAGGTAATGACCATTGAGAGCAATACGGGCGGTCTTAGTAGAAGGTAAGCGGAAATTCGTGATACCATTCTTAACTCTTGCTGCCAAATCACTGACTTCGAGAAGTGCTGATGCGTATGCTTCTTCGGCATTCTTCTTCATCGTCTTGATCTGAGCAAGAACGGTTTCCAGCTCTTCCTTGCGCTTAGGCACATCATTCTCCTGCTTGATGCAGTACTCTTCACGGATAGCGTGAATCTCGAAATCATCATACTTGCGGTCAACAACCTCATTGTCTGGGAAGAGAGCATTGAACTTGTCATGCAGTACCTTGATAGGTTCGTCTGCACTCTTTGCACCTTCGCAAAGTACCAACACGTCCTTGAACATTTCTTTCTGAGCTTCGGTCAAACAAAACTCAATCTTCTCTGGTCTGTGACCATCCAAATCTGCTAACATAATATTTTCTGTTTAAAATTACATAAATTCTTTGCACTGCTCAATCTGCTGTTGAGCAAAAAATAACATTTCACCTTCATGAGGTGCAGGAAGGTAAAGCCCACACTGAGCACTACTATAATTTCTGAATCTTTCTATTGCAGTTGTCATTTCAGCCTTATCGAGTTCAGTACTACTTCTAATGTAGGTAATTTCCTGTCCCCTTCTGTTAATTCGCTTTCTCTCGAATATATCCCTGTTGCATATCTTCTTAAAAATATCAAACTTAACTTCTTCGAGGGTAAAACCAAATTCAGAAGCAAAGTAACCTAACAGACAATGCAGGTAGCTATTCTGAGCCAAAGAACGTTGAGTGTTCTTTTTCTTCAGTTCAACGTATTCATTCTTCAGAACCATCTGATTACAGGCTTCCTTGAACTTCTTTCTATCGTAAACGTTTTTCAAATTATAAAGTGCCATAGTCTAAGCTTTAAAATGGTAAATCGTCATTATTACCTTGAATCGGGTTTCCGTTCTCATCTACAGCGGGAGGAAAATTAGGAGCCGCAGGTGCTGCTGCATTTCTTGCAGACTCCATAGCTGCTTGTTGTGCGCTTTGGCATGCCCCTTGTGTAGGTGTTGGCTGATTTCCGTTAGCCGCTTGTGCGGTCTGATTTCCACCTTGTTGCTGATTATAACGAGATTGATATTTCTCGATTTTATAACCTTGAACGTTAGTGAAGTATCTGACTTGCCCATCTTTCTCTGAGCGTGAACCATTCAAGGAGAATGATACCGTCACAATATCACCAATATTGAAGTCGTTCAGATCATCAACGTGATTGCTTGTAAACTCGAACTTTGGATAGTTTGTTCTCTCTATCTGCCCTGTGAACTGGTTACGATAGGAGCAATCCAAGACAAGCTCTCTTTTTTTGAAGACTTTGCCTTGATAGGGAATACTCTCCGTATTCCCTATATGCTGAATAATTCCACTAATCTGAAATGCCATTTTTACTGAACATTAAAAGTGATACCATTGTCACGCATGAAGCGTTCCAAACATTCCATTGCCTCTTTTGTACCGGTACAAACGTAAGTACGTGTCTCGGTTGGAGTAGGAGGTGCAACCGACTGTCCCATAGCGGCAGCGAAAGCATCCATGGCATCTTCTTCATTAGAAGACATCTTACCATTCTTCGGCTGCTCTTCCTGTTGCTCGGCTGCATTGTTCTCCGCGACTTCCTTCTGAGGTGATGTTGGAGGTGGTGTTGCAGTTTCTTTCTTACTAGGGGACACTGAGCTAGCACGCTGTTCTTTCAGCTTGTTTGCGTATGCGATAGTCTCCTGCAGATTGAGATTTTCCTTGTATCGGGCGGCAAGTGCATCGTAATCTTCTGCAAATAACTTCAAGGTTTCGAGGTCTTTCTTGATGTTATCAACCTTTTCTGTGATAGCTTTTTCGATAGACTTCATTGAAGTTGTCTTGTTGAGCCATTTCGCATCAAAGATGAGGTCTAGTTTGATACCGATGGTTTCCACTCCGCATTTCTCGGCAAGCTTTTCAATCTCTTCTCTCTTAGCTTTCTTGGTGCGATTTTCATCTTCTTTGATTACGCCATCAATGAGAGATACCGCATTCTTGATAAGCTTGCACGTATCGTTACAGGTTGTCTTGAACTCCTCAAAAGGCTTATTCCAAACCTTTTCAAGCTCCTTGCGCTTATCGTCAAGTGCTTTAGCTGCCTTGTTGAGTAATGCCTTGTCTTCCTTGCACTTTGGAATATCATCGGTGCTATAGTTGCTGATGTCATACATAGGCAAAGCATTTTCAACTCTAGCTTTAACCTCTTTGATATTCGTGGTAAGCTGACCGATAGTTTCTTTGCTTACCACGAGTTGCACATCCTTTTCTTGGAGTGCAACGATATTGGTGTTCTTTTCTTCTGCCATATTAAACCAAATTGAATATTTTCTTGTCTGTTATCAAATCTCTGTTTTCTTGAATGAAACTAATCAATCCTTCGCAGTGTTGAGTGAGTAGAGGAATATCCCTTTTAGGGTTAAACGTATAACTCTCTGTGTAGTTTCTATAATACGTCTTTCCGATTTCCGAGATATTGTATTCGAAGTCGTAAACATCACAACCATTCTTCATGAGGGCATAAGGATAGACCTTATGTTGCCAGTGTCTCTTGTAATTGCCAACCGCGTACTGACGTGTTGTTTTCAGATCATGAGTGCAGAACGGCATAAGGTAATCAATATACCCATACAGCATTACTTTGCCATACATGGTAGGCAAGACTGCTTGTATATAAACCTGTGGCAATGCTCCTTTATAGTAGGCTGCATAATGTCTTACTAACCGAATAGGAAAAATGAAACTTCTTCCATTCAGCTTTGCTTCTACACCGACAGAAACCCTTTTGCTATACGGATATTCTTCTACTTCTTGATAAATAGTGTGGATATCCATATTCTCCGAGTTACGATGAAGGACCATACAATCAATAACCTCATTGAATGCTGTGCCTTTGTCAGCAGCTTCACTATCGAATGGTACTCGATTTATCTTATCTATTAACGACTGGAATTGTATCTTCTTGAACTCTTCTGGAGTATGGGGTGGATTTTCAGACCATCCCCAATATTTGCTCCAAATGATGTCACTATCAAGGTAGTTCTGATACGCATCCAAAAGCGTCGCATAGAACCTAAACTTGACTACTTCCATAGCTTATGCTGCTTGTGGGTCTTCGTATTGCTTGGTCTCCTTATTGTAAACCAACTTCAAAGCACTTACCTTCTCTGTGAACAGACTTCTTGCATGAAGAATGATGGAGTTACCCAAGTTCGCATAATCTTTGATGTGCTTGATGAAATGGTTTGCCCCTCTTGCGTCAGTAATCAACTGAACACTCTCCTTAATCTCTTCAAGAGCCTTATTGTACTCCTTGACCTTTTCTTCTTTCTGAGCTATCATAGACTGATAACGTGAGAGAATCTGAGTAGCGATGAAGTTATTAGGAGCGGTTGGCTGTCCGTTTGCATCAAGAATAACCGGAATCTGCATACAACCAGGAAGCTGACAGGTGTTCTTACCATCGTTACGACTTGTAGGGTCAAAAGTGATAGTTCTGATTTGCTGTCCATTCTCACTTCTCATTTCGAGATAGCCAAGCAAGTCCAAATCTGTAACGATATTGTTGTAGTTCTTCTCACGAAGTGCAGGGATATACACAGTACTTTCACCTTCCTTGCGTGTGTCACGATGGGCGACAAAAACGATGTTCTTGTTAAGCTGTGACAAAGATGAGGTGAACCATTTGAAGTCGTTATTGATGGTACCCCAATCCTGTATCTGAGGGTTGCGACCATTGCATCTGTAGGCGATGATGAAGTCAATCATCTTTCCAATCGTATCTACAACGATAGTATCGAACTCCTCCAAATCCTTCTTGTTATAGTTGAGCAAGTTGAGAATATCTTGCCAGCTGGAAACCTGTACGATACCGACATTATCATCCAAATGTGCGGTATTAACACGCTTGACACCATTATCGAAATCAAGCAACAAAGGCTTAGGTGCTGAGAGGGCGAAAGTTGTCTTACCCATACCTGCCTGTCCGTAAACCATCATTTTAACGTTTTTCTGAATAGCAATTTCATTGCTTCTTTTAATCATACTCATTGCTCTTAGTACTTTAAATTGTTAAAAAATCCATTATCTTTAGCTAGCTTTATAAACTCGCCTTTATCATGAACACCTAGCTTGCAGTAAGCTGATCTGACATGCTGTTTAATTGTGTTCGGAGATAGACAAAGTTTGTCACCAACTTCTTCTTTTGTGAAACCTTGATAGATAAGGTTCATTACCCTTTCTTCGGCAGGAGAGAGTTTGGAGTTAAACTTTGGGCTGCAAATAATGCCTTCGTTCTTACATTCTCCTCGCAGTGGGCATTCAACTTTTTCAAAGTTAAGCCTGCCGAGATTATCAATATCGTAGGTGGTTGTATCAAGCTTTCCGAAGTTGCATTTACAGAATCTTCTGACTATCAAGAACTGATAATAAGGAACATTCATTGCACTCTTTTGATACTCCTTAGATAAAGCCTTGTAGGCTTCGGGGTATCTTTCTCGGATAACATCAATCATTTTCTTAATGACTTCTGTATCTTTTTCCGAGAGAGCTTGGTTTTCGGTACCATCCTTAATGAACCAAAGTTCATCATCAAACATATAAAACTCTACTGCCATAGCTGTTCTTTTGGTATTCCTGTAATTTCAGACAGTTTTTCTATCTGCCAATCAACAATCGGTCTTGTATGACCTTTTGTCCAGTTGCGGGCTGTAGTAAATGAAACATCGCATTCTGACATGATGCGCTGAATGAAATCCTTCTTTGGGTACGAGGACTTTGGAAGGTTCTCGTAATAATCCAAAAGGGTCATTTTTTGCTTTTTTTCTTCACTTTTATTTGCCATACAAATAATTTTTTGTAATTTTGCATTGTTATTTAAATATTCACGGTGCAAAGATAAGAATAATATTTGTAAAATCGGTACAAATCATTAAGAAATCTCTGTATTTTAACTTTTATTATACGTATGACAGCAAAAGAGGTTATTAATGCTATCCTTATGCAAGAAAATATAACTGGTTCGCAGCTTGCTAAGGATATGGGACTCAGTAGACCGCAAGCGGTTTATGATATCCTTAATGGTAAGGTTTTGAAGGTGAGTGCGAGAATGGCTAATCTTATCCATACGTCCAAGCCTATGTACAATATCGACTGGTTGTTGACTGGAGAAGGGAATATGCTTAATGATGATATTCCTGCGACATCAATTAGAGCAGAAAAGCCAAATGAGCAGATAGATTCGCTTTCTGTTATAAATCGTCTCATCGAAATTAATGCACAGAAAGATGTGGAGATAAGGGAGCTACGCCAGGCATACGAACACCTTGCAAGATGTTTCGAGAAGCTAGCTAATGGGGAGACTATTACTCCTGCAGATAAAAAAGCGATTTCTATATAATTAACGTACACGGAAATATTTATAGCGTATGAAACTTACTACAACGCCAACAGGCATGGCGATAACAAAGCGTTTCTTCCTTGCTCTTGATGTTGCTATCAACCAGCGTAAAGCTAGAGGAATACGCACTTTTACCGAATCTCATGGTATCAACTATTGGAATTTCTCTACGTTTAAGAAGTGCCCAGATGGCAGAGCTATCAAATCAGAATGGCTTGCTTGGCTAGTTGAAGATTATAACGTTAATGCCGAATGGCTGTTGACAGGTGTAGGTATGATGTTTAAAATTCAAAATAACCCTTAAAATTTCGCTTATGAGAAGATTTGTTTCTTTTGTAGTAGAATTATTGGTTTGTTCGGCTTGTATGGCTTTAGAACCGCAAGAAATCTCTGTTGGTACATTTTCTATGCGTTTTGAAACGCAAACTGAGCAAATTCATTGGCTTTTTGGAGCAGGTGACTTCGTTGTCAACAAGGATGCCGAAGATTGCGATCCAATGCAAGTTGAGCACTCTATTTCTGTGAAGGAAGGTAAACTGACAATTGATGCAGGTACCGAAGATGAGCTATCCTTCAAGATAACTTCTTGCAGTTATGAGGAAGGAAAAGTTTTTGTTGACCGAGGTGCTGTTGAAGTATACCGCCTAGTATGCCAAGAACTTGATGAGAACATTCCTTCAAAGTGGACTTCTTTAATCACAATTCAGAAGGTTAAAGATGGGGCAAGAGCTAAAACCATCATTACCATTCCTCAGTATGATGAGTATGGAGCAATGTTCAGCATCACTATTTTGCATTAGAACAACCGCCCAAAAATTTCTCGCGCGCACGTTAGTATATTATAATTATATATATAATAATAAATATATATACTATAAAAGAAAGATACTAACTACGTTAGTACAAAAGAAAAGTTTTTGGGCAGTGTGTTAGCTATTGTGTTAGTGAGTGTGTTAGCTGACTTTTTTCAATCTCTGTAAATTATTGATAATAAGTCTTTTATAGTGTGTTAGCAGTGT